AGCAGTACCTCCGGCGCCTCGACAACCGGATCGTGAACAAGACCTCCGGCACCACCGGCGGCTCCACTCCGGCGGGACCGGCGGGCGGCGACCTGGCGGGCTCCTACCCGAACCCGACGCTCTCCCCGGCGACCCGTTCGTCCCTCATGGTCGATGTCCTGGACGAGAGCGTGAGCAAGGTCGTTGACGCCGGAGTCCTCGACTTCATCGGAGCCGGGGTGACCGTCGTGCCGGGCGCCGCCGGGACCGCTCAGGTGAACATCCCCGGTGGCAGCGGCGGCGGCACCGGAGGCACCCCGGCGATCCACATGCGCCGCGCTCTGACAGGCCAGTCGATCCCGACCGCCGTCGTGACCACCCTCGCGTTCACTGTCAGCCAGGACGACGTGGGCGGGATCATCTACAACTCCTCGACCCGCGAGTTCATAGTGCCGGTGGACGGCACCTACGTCCTGGCTGTCGGCCTCCAGTTCAACGGACTGACCGGCCCGGGCGTCCGGCGGGTAGCGATCATCCAGGTCAACGGCGGCACCATCGGTCAGCAAGACCTCCACTCCGCCGACAACTCGGTGATCGGCCCGAGCATCGCCACCGCGAAGGTGCTCACTGCTGGCGACCGGGTGACGTTCGCGGCGTTCCAGAACTCCGGGTCAAGCGTCGGGCTGAACACGAACGTCGCGACCAACTGGGGGTCGGTGACGAAGGCTGACGGGATCAAGGGCGACGCTGGAGCCACCGGCCCCGCAGGTGCGACCGGTGCGACGGGCGCGAAGGGCGACACCGGCGCGACCGGGCTCACTGGAGCCCAGGGCCCGGCTGGCGCGACGGGCGCGACCGGCGCCCAGGGCCCGCAGGGCGTGAAGGGCGACTCGGGTCCGCAGGGTGTCCCGGGCGCCGACTCCACAGTCCCGGGCCCCGCTGGCCCGACTGGTCCGAGCGGCCCGGCCGGAGCGGACTCCACCGTCCCAGGTCCGCAGGGCCCGAAGGGCGACCCCGGGGCGACCGGCGCCACGGGTCCGCAGGGACCGGCGGGTGCTGCCTCCACCGTCCCAGGCCCAGCCGGGCCCACCGGAGCGCAGGGCCCGAAGGGTGACACCGGAGCCACCGGAGCGGCCTCGACCGTCCCAGGCCCTCAGGGACCGCAAGGCCCAGCCGGTCCCACCGGAGCCGCCGGTGCACCCGGGAACATCCTGTCGGTCTCCGACGAGGGCACCGGCGTGGTCGCCGCGCCGACGATCCTCGACTTCGTAGGCGCTGGGGTCACCGTCACCCCCGGCGTCGCAGGGACCGCGCAGGTCAACATCGCCGGTGGTGGCGGCAGCGGCGGACCCGGCTCGACGCCCGCGATCACGATGCGCCGCACCTCCAACGGCCAGTCGATCCCCAACGCCGCAGCGACCGTGCTCGCGTTCCCCAACGGGCAGGACGACGTGGGCGGGATCATCTACAACTCCTCCACCCGCGAGTTCGTGGTCCCCGAGGCAGGCACCTACTCGCTGTCGGTCGGCATCCAGTTCAACGGCCTCACCGGAACCGGGTTCCGCCGTACCGGGATCATCGCCGTCAACGGCGGCACCATCAGCCAGCAAGACCTCCACTCCTCCGACAATGCCGTCATCGGGCCGAGCATCCAGACGATGAAGGTGCTGGCCGCCGGGGACAAGGTGACGTTCGCTGCGTTCCAGAACTCCGGGTCGAGCATCGGACTCAACGCGAACCCGGCGTTCAACTGGGGTGCCGTCACGAAGGTGGACGGGATCACCGGAGCCACCGGCGCGACCGGCGCCCAGGGTGTGCAGGGTCCGCAAGGGACGACGGGCGCGACCGGTGCCCAGGGCATCCAGGGCCCTCAGGGCGCGACCGGCTCAACCGGTGCGACCGGCCCGCAAGGTCCGACTGGAGCCGACTCCACGGTCCCGGGCCCGGCCGGGCCGAAGGGCGACACCGGAGCGCAGGGCATCCAGGGGCCGACTGGCCTGACCGGGGCCACGGGCCCCACTGGAGCGGACTCGACGGTGCCCGGCCCGCAGGGCCCGAAGGGTGACCCGGGGGTCGCCGGGCCGACAGGTCCGACCGGGGCCACGGGAGCGACGGGAGCGGACTCCACGGTGCCGGGACCCGCCGGTGCGCCGGGTGCGCAGGGCCCGAAGGGCGACACCGGGACGACCGGGGCGACGGGTCCCTCTGGAGCCGTCGGCCCGCAAGGCCCAGCAGGTGCCGACTCCATCGTCCCGGGACCCACCGGCCCGCAAGGTCCAGCAGGTGCGACCGGCGCGGCAGGCGCGACCGGCGCGAAGGGCGACCCGGGCGCGACCGGGCCCGCAGGTGCCGACTCCACGGTTCCCGGCCCCGCCGGTCCAGCAGGAGCGACGGGCCCGGCTGGTGCGGACTCCACGGTGCCGGGTCCCCAGGGCCCAGCGGGCGTGAAGGGCGACACCGGCGCCGCCGGAGCGACCGGGCCCACCGGCCCAGCCGGAGCCGCCTCCACCGTGCCCGGCCCGGCAGGTCCGACCGGTCCAGCAGGTACGCCGGGTGCGACCGGCTCGACGGGCCCAGCAGGTCCGACTGGCCCGGCGGGAGCCGACTCCATCGTGCCCGGTCCCGCTGGCCCGGCTGGAGCGAAGGGCGACCCAGGCGCGACGGGCCCCGCAGGTGCAACCGGCTCAACGGGTCCAGCGGGTCCGACCGGTCCCGCTGGCGCGGCCTCCACCGTCCCGGGCCCGGCAGGCCCCACCGGTGCGAAGGGTGACACCGGAGCCGCTGGAGCCGCTGGTGCGACCGGCGCCCAGGGGCCGAAGGGTGACCCGGGCGCGACCGGCGCGGCAGGTACGCCGGGCGCGACGGGCGCGACGGGCAGCCAAGGTCCGCAAGGTGTCCAAGGCCCAGCCGGGCCGACTGGTGCCACCGGCCCGCAGGGTCCGGCAGGCACTCCGGCCCCGACTCCGACTGTCCAAGCGCAACGCCGGACCACCTCCGCCGGGCAGTCGATTCCCACCGGAGTCGTCTCGGCGGTCAAGTTCGAGATTGTGGACGACAACGTGGGCGGCATCACCTACGCCAACGGCGTCTGGACGGTCCCCGAGGCAGGCTTCTACCTGCTGACGATGAACGTGACCTACACGGCGGCAGCGTCCGGCGGAACCCGACGCACCGCCACCATCCAGGTCAACACGGGCACCATCGTCCAGGTCGATGCCCAGTCCACCGCCGGGCAGATTCTCGGTCCCGCCGCGATGGCCACGAAGTTGCTGGCCGCCGGGGATGGGATCACCTTCGCCACGTTCCAGAACTCCGGGGCCGCGCTGGCTCTGAGCGCGAACGCGGCTTTCAACTCGGCCTCGATCACGAAACTGAGTGGTCCGACCTAGCAGCGAGCGACCGCGCCAGCCCTCGACCTCTAGCGTTCATGGCGGTGGACGGCCGCCCCGGCACCCAGCCGAGGGTGGAGCCCGGACGGTGCGAACCCGCAGGAGGACACGATGGCTCGATGCGCTGGCTGCTCAGGTGACAAGTGCACTTGCGTGCTCCATCAGGGCGAGGGCGTCACCATCACCGGCGCCGGGACCACGAACAACCCCTACGTCATCAGCGGCTCCACCGGAGACAGCGGCGGCGGCACCGGCGCCCCGACCGGCACCATCTGGGCGTACGCCGGGACGGCGGCTCCCGCCGGGTGGCTCCTCTGCGACGGGTCGGCGGTGGCGACCGCGAACTACCCGACCCTCTCCGCGCTCATCGGCCACGTCTACGACGCCGGTGTACCACCTCCGGCGGGCTACTTCCGGCTCCCCGACCTGGCCGGGCGGATGCCGTTCGGATCAGACTCGGCGCACCCGCTGGGCTCCCAGGCCGGTGCGGAGACCGTCACCCTGGTCGCTGCGAACCTCCCGCTCCACAACCACACCATCGCCCACACCCACCCGATCAACCACGACCACCCGAACATCGGGTCGTCGGGCACCCACGACCACGCCATCAAGTCCGCCGGACTCGGCGCGCAGGAGGTGGGCGACGTAACCGGGTCGGTGTCGAAGGGCTCCGACGTTGGCGCGAACACGACGGGCCCGATCCAGGGCGCCGGAGGTCACACCCACAACGTGCCCTCGTATACGGGGAACTCGCAGGCCGTCAACGGCTCCGGCGTGTCCGGCAACGGGCCCGGGCTGGCTCAGCCGTACACGAACCTCCCGCCGTACCAGACCGTCAACTTCATCATCAGGACGTAGGTCGTGGCGCGTCGGGGACGGGACACCACCGACAGCCTGATCCTGCTGATCGCGGCGACCATCTGTGTCGTCATCGTGCTCGCCACCGTCGGCGTGTTCACCCTGGCCCTGGTGCACCCGGACCTCTCACTGTCCAGCCTGGTCGGGAACCTCAACGACGTGATCAGCACCCTCGTGGGGCTCCTCGCGGGCTGGCTCGCCGGGCGCACCGACCGCGCACGTCGCCTCGACCGGCGGCGGCAGGAGGAGGATGACGAGCCGTGATCCGAACCATCCTCGGCTTCACCGTCTCCGGTGCCCTCGCCACCGGAGCCCTCCTGCTCGCCGCGACGGGGCCCCAGCCGTCGGCGTCCGCCAGTCCTCCACAGGTCACGACGACTGTCAACGTGCCCGGCCCGACTGGACCGCCTGGCCCGGCTGGCCCGCAGGGACCGCCCGGAGTGGGTACGAGAGGTGCGCCCGGCCCTCCGGGTCCAGCAGGGTCGTCAGGAGGGTCGGGCCCACCCGGCCCGTCGGGCCAGAGCATCACTGGGCCGTCCGGCCCGGCGGGTCCACCGGGCGTGAACGGCAGCCCCGGCAGACGAGGCGGAAGGGGCCCTAGAGGCGAGCGAGGCCCGAGTGGCATCCCGGGTCAGCCGGGGGTGGAGGGCCCGCGAGGCCGCCGTGGACCGCCGGGACCGGCCCCTGCTCCGGGCGCGTGCCCGGTCGGCTTCACGTTCACGACGGTCGCGGTGCACCAGAGGGCTCCGGTTGACCGGGACCTCGTGGTCGCGGTGTGCGTCCAGGACGGGCAGTGAGGTGGCAGACTCCAGGCCATGACGCGTGCCAAGAGCAAGGACAGTGAGCCCGAGCCTGCCTCGCAGGCGGAGGCCAAGACCGAGACCGTGACCGTCCCCAACGTGGGACCTGACGCCACCTCGGGCGGCGGCGAGCCGTTGGAGGGCAGTGGCTTCGAGAAGATCGAGACCACGCAGGAGAGCGACTGATCGGTGCGGCGGACCCCGGCGGCCGGGCCGTGCGTACAGATGAACGTGAGAGTCCCAGACGCGCTCGTGGCAGCAGTCGATGAGCGCCGACACAAGATGGACCTCTCGCGTGACGAGTGGGTGCGTCGCGCTCTGACGTGGGCCCTGATGCAACCGAACGGGACCCCGGTAGTTGACGCTTCTACCAGAGGGTCACGTCCCCAGGGTGGCGGTCGAGGACCCGGATGAGAGTCCGGTCGTACGCCTGGTGGCAGCGACGGCACATCGGGTCGTAGTCACCCGGCTCGGTGGAGTAGGGCATCCGCTCGCCGCCGACCCGCTGCCCGACGTACGCCCACTGGTGAGCCCTCCGCCCACAGATGGCGCACGGATGCGTGCGGGCTGGACCCTTCACCGAGGCCACCATCCGGTGCGCCGTCGCGTAGGTCACCACGGCCGCTCGGGCGGCCCGTGCCTCGCGTAGAGGGCTGCCACGACCCCCTCAGGTTCACGAAGCACGGCCGCCTTCCACCGAGCCTCGTGGCACCCGGCCTCCAGCGTCGTGATCTTAGACCGGCCGCCCTGCCAGGTCCGGCGGTTCTTCTGGTGTGCTGGGAAGCACGGCTCGGACGGCCCGGCCCCGCACCAGGGGCACCGGATCGCCATGAGGGCTCGCAACTCGCTCGCTGTCGCCACGTTATCCACCGCCTTGTCCACAGGCTGTGGAATCAGTGTGCACCACGGCGGGGACGGCTCGCTCGCCTGTTCTCGGCGCGCTCCTCACGCATCAGCACCGCGTCGGTGCAGGCGCGGCACCGGACGGCCAGGGTGTAGATGATCCCGTGGCTCTCGACCTCGGTCTGCTCGTCCAGCCACCCTCCCCGACATCGGGTGTGGGAGCACGGGCACTGCTCGACCCCACAGTCCCGGGCCCGGGTGCCAGCGAGCCCCGTGTCCCGCACCGGCGGTCGTGGTACGGCTTCGATGGCCTGGCGCCGGGTGAGGGGGTCGGTGGAGCCGGTCGCGTCGGCGGCCGCCTGGCAGTCCAGCGCGTACTGGCGGAACCACGGGGGAGCGTTCCGGTGCTCGCGCAGGGCCTCCATCGGGTCACGCTCGCGGGCCTCCTGGACGCGCTGCTCCCCCTTCCACGCCTGGACTATGGCGCCGATCTGCAACGGCCACTCCCGCTCCACCGTGTAGTAGCGGGTCACGAACCCTCCGGCCCACCTCGGCTCGACGCCTCCGGTGGTGAGCACCTTCGCGTAGACCTCCGCTCGGGCCCGCGTGTCGTCGTCGGCGCCCAGTCGGAACCGGGGGTCCAGGGTGTTGATCAAGGCGAGGAGTTCCAGGGCAGTTCGGGTGTCCCAGGGGTCGGCCATGCGGTGCCTCCTGTGTCGGCGGGTCGGTCGTTCAACAGTAGTCGCAGCGCCGTGTTCCCGCCCCGCTCCGGGTAGGCGGAGGGCGGGGGTGGTGCCAGGTACCGGCCGACCTGCCACTGGCCCTCGCATCCGGCTCGGGCACACGCCCGCCAGAGGGCCCGCCAGGTCTCCTCGTCGGTGCGGTCCTTGGCGAGTTGGGTGATCCGGCCCATCGCCTGCCGCCGGATGCTGGGGTCCGGCGGCCCGTGAGCATCGGCGTACGCCGCGTGCCAGGCGGCTCGGCACTCCCCGGCCATGCTGGCTGGAGTCCAGTGGCGGACGGCAACCTGCATCCCCTCGAACGGCTGGTCGGGCTCGGACGTGACCACGGCGCCTCCCGCCCCCGGTGCGTCAGCGACGGGGGATGGTCTGTTAGTTGGTCTGTTCTCTGGCCTGTTCTGTGTGTCAGCAGGTGACACCGGATCGGTGCCAGCAGGTGAGACCTGCTCGGTGTCAGGTGGCACCTCGGCCGTGGGGTCGGTGAGGTAGTACGCGTTCCCTCGCCCGGTGCGCTCACTGACCACGAGCCCGGCCTCCCGGAGTTCTCGGAGGGCCCGCATGACGGTGGACCGTGACATCCGCGTCTCCTCGACCAGCAGGTCGATGCTCGGCCAGCAGTGACCGTCGGCATCGGCGTGGCAGGTGAGCACCCCGTGGAGTCGGAAGGCTCGTGCGTGCAGGTCCATCGCGTACACGGTGACCAGCGGTAACATCAGGACTGCCGCTCCTCTCACAGTTCTAGCGGCTGGCCCCGGCTGCGCTTGCAACGCGCCGGGGCCTCGTTTCGTCTCACGCTACGCCTCGCGGGGGATTGGGGCCAGGGCCTCGTTAGGGTATACTTTGAGGGAAACGACCCGTCACGACCCCGAGAGGAGGTAGAACATGCCCGCGAAGAACCAGACCGACCCGAACAGCCGCAACTCCCAGGTGCTCCAGTGGTACACCGAGCACCCCGGCTTCCACCGGTGCGTCACCGTGGCCCAGGCGATGGGGCTCACGACTCACGACGTGGCCGCCGCGTCGTGGGTGCTGAACCAGCGCGGAGTGCTGGACCGGCACCGGCTGGATGTCGGCACGAAGCGCAAGACTCCGGTCACGCACTACGGCATCGCCGCGACCGTCAACCGCCCGACCAAGACCGAGGAGGCAGTTCCAGCATGACCGAGACACCGACCCGCCAGCCGCGCAAGCGGACCACGAAGGCCACCACCGCGAAGGCGGAGCCTGACACGACGAAGGGGGAGCCCGAGGCCCCACCTCCAGAGCCACCCGCCGAGCCCGGGATCACCCCGCCACAGATGCGCCTCATGCACGTCCTACTGCGCGACGTGCTGGGGCTCCTCGGCCGGGACGACGTGCTCGACTACCTCACCGTGCTCCTCGCCCGCCCGGTGGCGAGCCGTAAGGACATCACCGAGGCCGAGGCCGGGCTGGTCATCGACCACCTCAGCGACCCGAACGCCCCGAAGCCGAAGGGCCCGAGCATCATCGAGGTCATCGGGGACGTGAAGCGGAACATGCGCGCCGTGGGCAAGACCCAGCAGAACGTCGATCAGGGCTACTCATTCCGGGGCATCAGCGACGTGATGGACGCCCTGGCCCCGCTCCTGGCCCGGCACGGGATCGTGTACGTGCCTCACGTCGAGGACGTGACGATCACCGAGCGACCCACCCGCTCCGGCGGCACCCAGATCATGGCGGTGTGCCGAACGGCGTGGGTGATCTACGGGCCCAGCGGCGACTACATCGAGGCCGTCACCTACGGTCAAGGGCTGGACACCTCCGACAAGAGCGTGAACAAGGCCGCGACGGCCGCCGAGAAATACATGCTCACCCAGGTGTTCGCGATTGCCTTCCGAGACGAGGAGGCCGACCGGTGGAGTCCACAGGCCGAGCCGCTGCCCGGGCGGGACGCCCAGCCTGGCAGGGACGGGATGCCGACGACGCCCGAACTGCTGGCGATGCTGGACGGCTACGCCGCCCAGTTGAGCATCGACCGGGACGCGATCACGGCCAAGTGGCGCCACGAGAACGGCGACCTTCCACTGGAGGCCCTGGACAGCCTGGACGCGACCCGGCTGTTCCCGCTGGTGCGGAACGTCCGAGCCTGGATGGCTGCTCAGCCTGGTGGCACACCGGAGGCCACGCCGTGACCCCGGACCCGGTGGCGACGATGCGCGCCCTGGCCGACGCCGCCCGACACTCCCTGGCTCTGCTGGCCGAGGGCTGGGACGAGGCGGTGGTCCTGGCCCGGTTCGAGTGGTCCGCCGACCTCATGCTCACCGAGCACGAGGCAGTCCAGTGACCACGCCGGAGGGGGTGCTGCTCCACACCCCCGACGGCGACACCATCGACTGCCTCCTGGTGCGGCTGGGAGTCATCGACGGGCTGGTGGTCTGGGAGGCGATGCCCGAGCGAGCCCCGACCGGCTTCGGCCAGGAGCCCGGCTGGTACGTCACCGTCCGAGTGCTCCCCGACGGCTGCACGATCCGGCTGTGCCTCCCCGATGACTTCGACGTGGACCGCATGTTCATCCCGCCCGCCATCGACGGCCCGCAGGACACCACCGGGTAGTCCAGGGCCCTCCAGGGCTCTCAGGGGCTCTCAGCGGCTCTCACAGGCTCTCGATGTTCACCGCTCAGATCGCGGGGCTCCCGGTAGGGGTATAGTGCCGGAGACCGGCCCGCCACACGGGCGAGCCGACGACCCGCTAGGAGGAGTCATGGCAGAGACCACGACGGTCACGACCTTGCCTGAGGAGGTGATCGCACAAGACGCCCAGTACGAGGCCGCCATCCACGGCGGCCGGAGTGCCGAGGTGAAGCGTGACCGGCTGCGCTGGGAGTGGACCCGCTGCCCGCTGGGACCGGGGCTGAGCAACAGCGAGTACGCCCGGCAGGTGAAGCGCGACGAGTCAAGCATCCGGGCGAGCATCGAGGCGCACGAGACCGTGATTTCCGGGGGTGACCCGACAATCACGGAGGAGGCCGCGTGCCTGTATGGAGAGCGGCACCTGATTGACGCCCCGGAGGTGGAGCAGGAGGAGCCGACTGACGAGGAGGTGGCCGAGCACTACAAGGCCAAGATCACCGTCACCCGCTCCGCCGCCTACGCGCTGGTGTGCGAGACCTTCGCTGCGCTGCGCAACGTGACGATCAAGACCGTTACCGGCAACGCGACCTGGACGCCGCTCACCCAGGAGGCCATGCGCCGGATTGAGACCGGGGTGGACCTGGACGCCGCCGACGCTGAGGCCAAGATCAAGGCCATCGCCAAGGACGTGCTGGACGACGACGCCCAACGCGAGGCCCGGGTCCGGCAGATCAAGACCTGGATGGCTAAGAACCGGGCCGTCCCAGGGACGCAGGTCACCCTCAACGACGCCCGCAAGATGATGGTGCGGATCGAGGACCGGATGGCCCGCACCGGCGAGACGTTCACGACTGCCGCCCGCTACCAGCGGGAGTGGGACTGGAAGCACCGGGAGGCCGAGCGGATCAAGAACGAGCAGCGCGCCGCTGCCCGACAGGCGGTGCTCGACCTGGCACAAGCCGCCGCCGAGGTCCGAGGCGCCGCCGAGCGGGTGGTCAAGGCCGTACGCCGCATCGAGGTGGAGGCCGTGCCGATTGCCGCCGAGGAGCGTGACCTGTATCAAGAGGACTTGGACGTGGCTGAGGCTGCGATCAGGCTGGCCCGGGTGGCGCTGCGCGGGGAGTCCGGGACCGACTGGGACGCCGCCCTGGCACGACTGGCTGACCGGCCATGAGCGAGCGGATCGAGAACCTGGCCGTGACGATGTTCGAGACGCTGGCCGAGTGCCCCGAGCCCATGCAGCGCGACACGATCATGGCGATCATGGGCATGACATCAGTGGTGGAGTTCCACGACGTGAAGGGCGCCCTCCAGGACGCCCTGGGTGGAGCCGACACGATCACCGTGATCGGAGAGCCGACTGCTGACGAGGGTGGCTGGTACTACTCCCTGGAGGCTGACGGGGCGAGCGAGAAGTCACGCGTGTATCTGGCGTACAAGGAACGCCAGATATTCGCCCGGCAGTCCCGAGCGTGGATGGTGGTCAACGCCCTGTGCCGAGCCTCCGACGCCCGCACCGTGAAGGGCCGGGCCCTGCGCCGACAGCGACGGAGCATCACCCGATCCCTGGAGGACACGCTGGACGTGATGACCGAACTGGGCATCGCGGACCTCCCCGCGATGCCTGGGTGAGACGGAGGGCACACGCACCCGGCTGGGCTCCCCGGCCGGGTGCGTGTATAGTGGTGCCAACGACCCGCCACCGAGAGAGGACCCAGCAGTGCCCGACTACGAGAGCATGACCTACGCCGAGTTGTTTGACGCCCGGATCGAGGCCATCACCGCCCGCGACGCGATCACCGTCACCGAGACGGCTGACGTGTACCGCGTGGGGGAGGCCGACGCCCTGGTCACGTACCTGGACGGCCTGATGCGCCCGATGGAGACCTGGCGCCCCGAGCACCCCGACTACCGCCGCCGGGTGACGGCATGACGACCGACGCCGCCCGCCGAGGCCGCACCCAACTGGCCGACGACGCCGCGCCCGAGGTGCTGGCCGCCGTGGCCGCCGCCGAGGCCGACGGATGCCGCTGGGTGTACGACCCCGAGGTGCACGGAGTGGTGGGGCTCGTGGTGCCCGGCACGAACCGCGCCCTGGTGGTGGTGTACGCCGACGGCGACTGGGAGATTGCCGACGCCCTGCACGAGACCTACATGACGGAGGGCTCCGATGCCTGAGGGGATGAGCGACTGGTGGACCGGCTACCACGACGGCCGGTTCCTGGCGAAGCACCTGGCGAACTGGCAGGTGGCCGACCTCATCATCCGAGCCGAGCGGCACCGCGAGTCGGAGCGCCACGACGACTGGGTGCGCGGGAACCGGGAAGGGCTCACCGACGCCCTCAGTGAGCGCGACACGACCTGGCGCGTGTACGCCGGGCTCCGGGCATGACCACGCTGGAGCCGCCCCGCAGAGACGAACCTCGCGGACATCGCTGCGTGTGCGTGCTCATCCACGGCGGCCGGGACGGGCGACGCGACCCGTGCTCCGCCAGAACCGCCAGTCCCGACAACCCGTTCTGTGATGACTGCGAGCAGGCCGGACACGCCGACCTGCCGCAAGCACGACGAGAGGAGAGAGCATGACCGACACGCCGCGCTCCAGATGGGCAGGCCCGGTCGCCGTGTCCGGGGTGTTCACCGAGGAGCAGGCTCAGCGAGTCCAGGCCCTCCGGTGCGCCCGGGAGGTGCTGGAGGACCGGCACGGCGGAGGCCCGTTCACCGCGACCTCCAGCACGACCGCGAACGCACCCGTCTCCCTGGTGCTCGTGGCCTCATGGATCATGGACCTGACACCCGAGGTCCCGACCCTGAGGACGGTGCCCGAGTGAGCACCGAGGTGGAGGGCCGCGCCATCTGCGACGCCCGCGAGGCCCAGTGCCGGTGCCACAAGGACGCCGGACACGTCGAGGCCGGTGACCCCGTGCACGAGTGCGACCGCCGCCGATGCCAGGGCGCCTGGAGGGTCGATGACGGCGAGTTCACCGTGGTGCGGCTCCCGTACGCCGTGGGCATCCCCGACCCCTGGAGTACGCCGTGAGCACCCACCTGTCACCGCTGGGAATCCGCACCCGGCTCGGACGGGACACCTGGGGCGTCCCCGAGGAGTTCGGACCCGACGGCTGGCTGTTCCGCACGAGGTCGGGGCCGATGGCGAGCGTGATCGTCAGCGTGGCCGAGCACGAGGGCTCCGACTGGGTGCACGCCTCGATAGCCCGCTCCGACCGGATGCCCGACTACGCCGACCTCGTGCACCTCCATGAAGCCGTGTTCCGGGACGGCTACGCCTACCAGTGCTTCGTGCCGGACCCGATGCACGTCAACATCCACGGCCAGGCCCTCCACCTGTGGGGCCGCCACGACGGAGCCCGAGTGCTGCCCGAGTTCAGCGACACCTTCCCCGGGATCGGCCGGACCATCTGAGACGCGAGTCACGCCTCCAGGGCTCTCACCGGTTAGGTTCTGGAGCCCGTGCGTGTATAGTGGTGCATGAGGGCAGGCCACCGAGGCCCGCCCACCGACCCGCCTGAGGAGGCGCCATGCCCGAGACCATGACCATCAGCGCGTACTGGATGCAGAGCCGCGACGACTACGGCAGGAGGGTCCAGACCCTCATCACCCACGACGGAGCCCGGAGCCTGGGCGTGGTGGTCACCATCCCGAGGCGGACGGCGCCGATGCTGGGCTACACCCACCTGAGCAACGACTGGACGGCCGACCTGGACGCCCCTGGCAAGGTGAGCCACCACCGGAGCCTCCCGGCGGCGAAGCACCACCTGGAGCGCGTGCACGGAGCCGTAGTGCCGGAGTGGCAGCGATGAGCACCGACGTGCTGCCCGGCGAGCGCGACTGCCCCTGGTGCCGACGGCCGTTCAAGGGGATGGGCGTGCTGGAGTTCATCCGCGACCCCGACAACCCGTTCACCGGGATGCGGGCGACCGGCCGCGTGCTGTGCCTGCGATGCGGAGGCAACGGCCAGAACGTGAGGCCCGCCGATGCCTGAGTCCGAGGTGTACCACCTGTACCGGGCGACCCTCCCAGACCGGGGGATCGAGGTGCTGGTCACGATATGGCCGGACGGGACCGCGACGGTCGCCAGCCGCACCCAGTACGAGTGGGGATCGTGGGGGCCGCCGACCGGGATGGTGCACCTCGAAGCCGTGCCCATCGAGGAGCAGCCGACTGTCGGGGGACCCGAGTAGCCTGACGCCTACCCCGCCAGAGGAGGCACGATGTACGACCCCCGCAGCGACCTCACCCGGTACGACCAGGACAAGCCCCGGACCCTCCAGCAGAGCGTCGGACCCTCCAGCACCGGCGGCTGCCGGAGACAGCACGCCTACCGCTGGCACCAGACCCCGCCCGACCCTGGAGCCACCCGCTCCGAGGCCGCCGCCCGATACGGGACGCTCCTCCACATGGGCTGGTCGGTGATGATCCGGCGGCTGGGCGAGCCGGGCCGCGAGCCGGACGTGAGGATCGAGATACCGGGCCTCCCGGCTCCGGGGTACGCCGACGACGTGGACTGGGCCGCCGCCGTGGTCACCGACCTCAAAACGACCTCCGGCCGGGCGTACGCCTCGTGGTGCACCTACGGCGTACCCGAGCGGTTCTGGGATCAGGTGGAGGTGTACGCCTACGGACTGAGGCGCCGGGCCCGCCTGCCCTGGACCCTGCGGATCGTGCTGTTCAACCGGGAGACCGGCGACGAGCAGCCGTTCGAGAGGCCCGCCGACCCGGCGTACGGCGAGCACCTGGCCGCCCAACTGGTCGCGGAGCAGGCCCGCCTAGAGGCCAGCGACAGCCCGTACGAGTTCCCACGCGACGGCGCCGGGCCGGGACGCGGGATGCCGTGCGACTGGTGCTCGTGGCTCCGCCAGTGCTGGGGCCCTGGCCGGGACGGGATGAGCGCCCAGGCGAGCACCGTCGTAGACGACCCGGCCGAGGTCGCCGCCCGCGCCCGTGACTACCTGGCCGCCGGAGCGGAGGCCCGCAAGTTCAAGCGCGCCCAGGACGACGCCCGGGCGTTCCTCGAAGGACTCCCGGCTGGGCAGTACGAGGACGTGGTGCTCGGCTGGTCCGGCGGCAACCCCCGCCCTCCAGGGCCCGACCCTGACGCTATGGCCGAGACCCTGGAGTGGCTGGGCATCCCGACGCCGCTGCGTGAGGGCGGCCGGACCAACCGAACGATCCGGGTCACGAAGGTCCCCGGGACGATTGCGGGGCCCGCCGCGAACGACGGGCCCCACGACTCCCGACCCGCCAGAGTCGAGGAGGCGCCACCCGAAGGCGGCGAGCACCAGGGTACCCGAGAGGAGGCCCTGTGACGAAGCCGCCCAGGTGGGATCGGGACGAGTGGGAGGAAGCCTCCTACGCCCTCTGGCGCCGGTGCGGCGACCTGTGCGAACTGTGCGGGAAGCGCCTCCAGAACCGGGCCGAGCGGCACCACCGGCAGCGACGCCGGACGGGCGGCGACCGGCTCTCGAACCTGCTCCTGGTGCACCCCGAGTGCCACACCCGCATCCACAGTCAGCCGGAGTGGTCGAGAGCCAACGGGTACATCGTGAGCGCCTACGCGACTGACCCCGCCGGAGTCCCGGTGGCGATCCGCAACGCGAAGTGGCTCCTGGCCGACGACGGCACGAAGCACCCCATCGAGTAGGCGTATACTCGGGGTGATGACCCGCCACGAGAGGAGCACCACCATGACCGCCAGCACCGAACCGAAGTACGACATCACCGTGGAGCCGAAGTCCGGCGACGCCTTTCACGTCCTAGCCGCGACCCAACGTGGGCTCCGCCAGGCCGGGGCCCCGGAGGAGGAGGTGAAGGCGTACTACGCCGAGGCCACGAGCGGCGACTACGACCATCTGCTGGAGGTCACGATGCGCTGGGTGAACCTGTGACCAAGACCGACGTGTACCGCGACGGCCAGGTGCACGTCCAAGCCCGCAAGTGCTCCACCTGCATCTACCGCCCCGGGAACCTGATGCACCTGGACCCCGGCCGCCGCGACGGCATGGAGGCCGGGGCCATCGCTCAGGGCGGTGTGATCCCCTGCCACCAGACGATCCACAAGGGCGGAGGCGAGGCCGTGTGCCGAGGGTTCTTCGACGTGGCGAAGCATCTGGGGCTCCTGCACCTGGCCGAGCGGATGGGCCGGATCACCTGGGTGGAGCCGGAGGAGAAGTGACCACCTCCAGGCGCCGACGCATCCGGCTGGTCGAGGACCCGGAGGGCTGGATGCACGACTGCACTCGTGACGGCCGAGGCCGGGTGATCGAGCCCCGCCCTCGCTGGCTCCCCTGGGGAGTGGTCACCTGCCTGTTCTGTGGTGGAGGTCGGCCGGTGTGACGGAGGCCACCGCCCCAGGCCGCCCCTCCGTTTGTGCGTGGACCCTGATGCGTGTATAGTTTCACCTATCACCACCCACCGACCCGCCAACCGAGGAGCCCGCACCATGACCAAGATCAAGACCGCCCAGGCCAAGAGCATCACGATGCGCGTGGCGATTGCCTACGCCGGGACCGCCGAGGCGCCCCGCAAGCCCGTGCACGCCACGGCGTACCGCCGGACGGAGGGCGCGATCACGATTGCGTGCGCCGACGGCACCAGCGTGGAGGTGCGCCCGACTGACCGCGTGCGCTTCACCTACGACGTGACCGGAGCCCGGGCCACGAACCAGCGGTGGTGCAAGAGCGAGGTGCTGAACGACGACGGGAGCCGCGTGTGCCCCGAGCCGCACCTGCGCCGCGTGGGCACCGACCGCGCCGCGACCGCCTACTGCGACGCGATGCTGCGCTACTACCGCGAGCACCCCGCCACGGCCGCCGAGATTGCCGTGATGCGCGACCGCAAGCACACCGACGCGATCAACGCCCGACTGGGCCGCGTGCTGGACCGCCCCGAGGTCACCGCCGACCGGAGCCGCGCCAGCGTGCTGCGCGCCAGGATCACGACCTACGGTGCCGACAGCACCGCCGTGGCCGCCGCCGCGAAGGACTACGGCATGACCGTGGCCGAGGCGATCAGCCTGGTGGAGCGCGAGTACGACGTGCGGGTGAGCGCCTGACCCGCACGACCGGGGACCGGAACGGCCGGGCCCCACGACCGAGAGGAGCACCATGAAGGACTGCCCGCACTGCCACGGGCGAGGCGAGGTCGCCGTGCCCGGCACCTCCGGGGCGAACGTGGGCCCCGAGGCACTGGAGACGGTGCCGTGCTACGTGTGCGCCGGGACCGGCGAGGTGACCCCCGCCGTGGACGCCCGCTACCACCGCGAGCGCGAAGCCTGGGAGGAGGCGTGACCGCGTACGTCATGCGGATCGTGGGCATGGCCGGGACCTACTACGAGGGCTCCGGGCCCGACGGCGGCCTCCCAGACCCCGCGTACCTGGGGTCCTACGACCCGCGCTACCGAGGCGGCCGGGGCCGAGCCAGCCTCACCAGCGACGTGTCCAAGGCCCTCCGGTATGACTCAGCCGAGGCGGTGCTCCGAGCATGGCGCGCCGTCAACCCCGAACGTCCCACCAGAGAGGACGGCCGCCCGAACCGGCCGCTGACCGCGTACACCATCACACCAGAGGAGGTCCAAGCATGACCCGACGCAAGACACGCGCTGAACTGGACGGCGAGCAGGAGGCCGCGATCCAGGCACTCATGGAGGTCCCCGACGAGGAGTTGGCCTGCCGAGACCCGGGGCTCGCCCACCAGTGGAACCTCACCGAGAACTACCACGTCATCCAGGCCCGCTACCGGAACGTGTCCATGAGCATGATCGCCCGAGACAGCGAGTGCCAGCGATGCGGCAAGACCAAGCAGGAGCGGTGGCTGATCGGGAAGGGCGACCTGCTGCACAAGACCGGGAACCACTACTCCCCGTACACCGTGCAGATGCACGGATTCAGCCGAGGGCGGCTCCGGGGCGCGACCGTGTGGACCGCCGGGTACCGCAAGGCCCTCCAGGCCGCCGCCGAGGAGGCCGCCGCTGCGGACCCCAAGCCGACCCGCCGGATGAGGGCCGTGCGGTGACGAGGCCCCTCCAGGTGAGCACCCGCTGGAGCCCGTGTCCGCCGCCGGACTGGGAGCCCGGCGGCGTGCTCCACGCCCGCCCGACGCTGGGCTCCGACAAGGCCCTGTGCGAGACCGACGGCCCCGAGGTCCCCGACGGCGCGGTGGCCCTGGTGCTGGACGGCGCCGGACCCGACGAGCGCGCCGAGGTCACCTGCCCCGAGTGCCGAGCCTGGATGCGCGCATGAGCCTCCTGACGCCCGAGGAGGTGGAGCGGGCCCTCCGGTTCATCGAGGCTCAGGACTGGGTGTTCGCCAAGACCGTCCCCGAACAGCCGCACTGGTACGTCATGGCGTTCGCCACGACCGACCGAGACGAGTACGGCTGGTTCGCTGACCTCATCCGCGAGTGCGGGACGCTCCGCCGGTGGAAGGTGCCCGACACCGGACGCTGGCTGTCCTACCGCTACCTGACCCTCGACGGCTGGGACTACTGGCACATCGCCCGGGGTGGACCGCCCTCCATGAACCGCCGACACGCGCTGCCCGTCGAGGAGTGAGCCGTGCCGACCGGTCGCCAGATGGTGCGGTGGCGAGCGGTCGTGCAGCAGTACGGCTGCACGAAGTGTGGTGCCCCTCCAGGGAGCCCGTGCCACACCGACTCCGGGGCTCGCCGCTACGAGCCGCACAACGACCGAGCCGCCCTCGCGAGCCGGGACGGGTGGGTCATACACGAACCGGAGCCTCCACCCGAGCCTGTTTGACCGCCCGCCGTAGGCGTGTATACTCGAAACAGCGCCCCAGCACGGAGCCGGGGCCGACCCGCCACAGGAGGCAGGCATGACCAGCGAAGCAAGGACGACGGCGCGCAACGCGACGTTGCAGGACATCGGGGCGATGCTCACTGAGCAGCGCCCCCGCCGGGTGGACCTCACGGTGCCCGCGACCAAGATGCGCGCCGTGGACGGCATGATCACGGTGGAGGGCACCGAGCCCGTCATCACCGACGACGGCGTGACTCAGGGCGACGGCGTGTACCGCCCGACCGAGGTGTTTGACGAGGGCGTGGCTCAGAAGTTGGGCATCCCCGCCGGGTACCTCAAACGGACCCGCGAGCAGCGGCCCGACCTGTACGACGCGAACGTCAACGGCTGGCTGCACGGCCACGCGCCGGACGCCCCGGCCGACGACCGGGTGTTCCTGCTGCGGACGTTCAAGCCCGACGACTCAGGGCACGGCATCGCCCGAGCCATGCTCAGCGACCGGTACGGGATCATGGACAACCTGGACGTGCTGACCGCCGCACTGGAGGGCGCCTACGAGGCCGGAGGCGAACTGGAGGCCCTGAACTGCGACCTCACCGACCGGCGCATGGTGCTCCGGCTGGGCGCCCCGGGGATTCAGGCCCTGGCCCCGACCTTGCTGGCTGGGTACCGGAGCCCGTTCAGCGGACTGAGCGGCAGCGACCTGCCGGTGGTCTGGGCGGGGATCGAGATTGGCAACAGCGAGGTAGGCGGCGGAGCGTTCAGCATCACCCCGCGCATGGTGGTGGAGGTGTGCAAGAACGGCATGAAGGTCACGAAGGACGCGCTGCGAGCCGTGCACCTGGGGACCCGGCTGGAGGAGGGCGTCATTCAGTGGAGCGCCGAGACCGAGCGCAAGTCCCTGGACCTCATCAGGAGCAAGGCCACCGACGCGGTGCGGACGTTCATGAACACCGACTACATGGTGGACGTGATCAACCGGCTGGAGTCCGAGGCCGGGCGCGAACTGGAGACGGTGGACGAGGTGCGCGAGGTCACGAAGCCGCTGGCGTTCACCCAGGACCAGACCGAGGCCGTGCTGGCCCTGTTTGTCAAGGGCGGACAGATGACGATGGGCGGCGTGATGAACGCCGTCACCGCGTACGCGCAGACCTGCGACAGCGGCGACGAGCAGTACGAGGTTGAGGCGCGAGCCCTCCGACTGCTGCACGTCTGACGAGCCCCCGGACCCCGGCGTGACTGAGACCGCGCCGGGGCCCGGGCCAGGCCCGAGAGGAGCCTCCCGATGACTGACACACCCGACGACCTGGGGACCCCGTGCCGATGGTGCGGGGCCGCGCCGGTCGCCGTGATCAACGGAGCCGCGTGCTGCGAGACCCACCTCGACACCGCGATGGGCGAGGCGACCGCCGCTCTGAACGCCGCGACCGGCTGGCGGATCATCCCTGACCACGACCTGGCTCCCTGCCGCGAGGCCGGTCGACACCTCGTGACGCAGCGCCACAACGAGGCCGCGTGCCCGATGCGGGAACCCCCGCAGGAGCCACGAGACGACGATCTGCCAGTGCTTCCCTACGGCGCCGGGCCCGAGGCCACCGCCGGATGGAGCGGCAGCGACACGAGCCGTGAGCGAGCCGAGAACGAGCGCGACGACGGCACCGTGACCCGCCGACAGTCCCAGGCCCTCCGGGCTCTGGGCGAGGCCGGGCGCCGAGGGCTCACCTTCCGCGAGTTGGGGCTCCAGCAGGGCTGGCACCACGGACAGTCCAGCGGCGTGCTCAGCGCGCTGCACAAGGAACGCCGGATCAGCCGACTGACGATCCGCCGGTCCCGCTGCCTGGTGTACGTGCTGAACGAGCACGTCGAGGACCGGCCGACGAGCGAGCACAAGTCCAACGCCCGCCACCAGGCCATCACCGACGCACACGGCGAGGCGATGCTGGCCCTCGTACGGCTCACCGAGTACGCCGACCGGATCAGCCGGGCCGTCCTCACCGCGAGTTGCCCGGAGCACATCGTGGACTGGCTGGACGACCCCGAGTGCTCCTGGTGCACGGCGATCCGGCTGGCCCGGGCGTACGAGGAGTCGGTGCCCCGATGAGCGAGCACACCGCCGAGAATTACTACTGCGAGTGCGGCCACCCGTGGGGCTACCACCACGCCGAGCGCGGTTGCACGATGCCTCTCAGCCAGCACGGCTTGCCCGTGTCGTCGTTGGAGGTCACCGTCCGCGTGTGTGGGTGCCGCGTCATTCCGCCCGGTTCGACCGCTGCCCCGACCGGAGACCCGACATGAGCGGCCACGAAGACGACCTGACCGCGACTCGTGCCGAACTACGCCGAGAGATCGGGCCGCCGACTGACCGGGACCACAAGTGGCAGCCGATGGTGTCAGCGGGTGAGGTGCGCGCCTTGCTGGACGCGCTCGATGCTGCCGATGCGCGTGATGCTCGGGTGGCTGCCACAGCCCGCGCCGACGCACTCGCGTCAGTCAGGGCGCTGATCCCAACCGTCTACTTCGAGGCGGACGGGTCCATCGCAGATGAGGCGATCCCTATGCGCGAACTCCGCGCTGCCACCGAGGACCCGTCGTGATGATCGACGCGCTCACCGCCGCGACGTTCCTGCTGGCCGCCGTCGGAGCGCACACCGTCTACCGCTCCCGGGCCCGGCTCCTGGCCCGAGGCTGGGTGAACTTCGGGATGGCCTGCAACGCGATCCGGCGCATGGCCTGCAACGCGATCCGGCGCCGGTACGCCTGGCCCCGGCGACGGCCGCTCCCGCCCGGCGTGCTCGTGATCAACGCCCGCCCGGACGGCTGGGCACCCGTCGAGGTCCCGCCGCCGATGCCGCCGGGCGACGACCCGCGATCCGGCGACCTGCCCCAGCCGCGCTCCCATGCCGAGGTCCGGGGCATCCAGCGGTGCCCGTGCCTGCACCTGCCCGACGGCAGCGAGTTCCACACCCTCGCTTGCACCCGCCGGGGAGAGTGACGGTCCAGGCGTAGCGTCACGCAGGAGCCCCGCGACGCCACCCTGGAGACGAGCAGGGTCGGCGCCGGGGTCGGCACACCACCAGGCATGGATGCTTGGCTCGTATCGCCCAGAGCGACACCTTCCAAGCGTTCGCCCTGGAGTGAGCGGAGGCACATCGGGCCGGTTTGGCTCCACCCGGCGGTGCGTGTATAGTCGGAGACGCAGCACCCCACCGACCCGCCAACGAACGAGGAGCCATGACCTACCGCCCGACGCCCGAGTGCTACCCGCTGCACTGCGAGCCCGACGCACCCTGCCCGCGACACGCCCGACCCCGGGCGTACGTGGTCACCTGCCTGATCAACACCGCCACCGACTGGACCCGGTTCAAGGACGCCGACGAGGCCGCCCTTGCCTACGACATCAGCCTGGTGCTGGACGTGGACGCCCCGAGCCCGCAGATGGCCGCCGAGGCCGCCTTTGCGATTGGCAACCGCCAGGGCGCCGACACCGACGGCAAGACCTGGCCCGCCTGGTGCCGGAGCCTGTCAACCGGCGACGTGGTGCTGGTGCGCGGCTGGAACGAGGCCGAGTGGGCCGACCTGGCCGTGGCCGGGCTGGGCTGGACGCCCGTGACCCTGACCAACGACGCCGCGTGGAACTGCCCCGGCGGCCGAGCCAAGATGGCCGCCGCCGGGCACGCCTCAGCCGAGGTGCCCGCATGAGCGACTACCGCCGCGACGCGAACGAGTGGGCCGCCGACCACCGCCTGAACCCCGACGGCTGGCTGGCCGACCCGGAGGCCATGCTGGCGATGCGCGAGGCCATGAGCGACGTGGCCGAGGGCCGCGACACCACCCGCACCGACCCGCTGGAGGTCGCCCGTGACTGGTGGCGGAGCGCCTACTACCGCTGGAGCACCGGCACTGGAGCCGCCGCCCTGGAGGCCGCCGGGCAGATGGTGGCCGTGGAGCGCGAGGTGGCCGACGTGGAGAGGGCACGGGCGAGCCGATGATGCTCCGAGAGCCGTTTGACCCGTGGCGGACCCTGGCCGCCCACCCGACGTTCACCGACCGCCGGAACCTGCCCTGGATGCGTGACCACTGGATGGGCGAGCGCGTGATGATCCGCTACCGCCGCCAGCGTGGACACGCCCGCCGACGCACCCTCATTGGCTACGCGTGGGGGACCCTGACACCCGCGACCCGGCCCGACCAGATTGCCGTGCTCACGAAGAACGGGCACAAGGACATCCACTACGGCAGGGTGCTCCAGGTATGGAACCTGCAACGACGCAAGCCCGAGGCTCCCTGATGCTGGTCTACGAGGGCGCGCCTGCGATGCTGGGCCTCGAACTGACCGACGCGGGCTGGGTGCACCACATGGTGGACCCAGCCCGGGTGCGTGCGAAGGGGTCCCTGGCTCAGTGCGAGACGATGATCCGGGTCAAGCCGCTGGTCGAGGTGCTGGGCGTCCTCGACCTGACCTGCCCCGAGTGCGAGGCGTACTGGGTTGCCGAGTTCGCCCGACGCCTCGCCTGGCACCGTGTATACTCATCACCATGACCCGCCAGCCAGAGGCGCCAACGCGAGCGCGCCTACCCCAGACCGCCACCGTGCACGAGCGCACCGTCCAGCAGGCCGCCGAGGGCCTGCGAGCGGTGCCCCGCACCCGAGCCACACCCCGAGGCCGAGCACCCGTGTACCGGGTGAAGGTGGACCCGCGTGTGTGGCGAACGGCCCTGGCGCTGGCCGACCGAGACGTGGCCCGATTAGAGGTGCGAAGCGCGACCGAGGTGGTGGTGCACAACACCGCCGACCGGGCCAGCGAGGTCAAGCGAACCGCGTATCGGGGGAACGCGGCCGCCTGACCTGGGGGGAAAAGCGAGGGCGGCCGCGACGGGGGACGCGGCCGCCCTTAGCCTCCTGACCCTAGAGCCAGGGGTCCTCGAACGAGGGCGACGACCACGACGCGGCCTGCCAGTGCCCGACCTGGGAGGGCTCGTCGGTGCGGTGCTGCACCAGGCTGGGTGCGTGGAGCCAGTACCGGAGACGACGCTCCCGCAGGAAGTCCGCCACCCCGAGGTCGAACAGGAGCCCCGGCATCGTCCACGAGCCGTAGTGCTCCACCACCGCCGGAGCCAGAGCCCCGGGCAGGTACCAGCACTGCGCGTTCACGAACGTCCGGCCCGCCTGCCACCGGGAGCCGGTCGTCAGGTCCGCCTTGCGACGGCTGAACATCTGCACCACCGAGCCCGGCGCCTCAGCGACGGCCGCCGCGACCTTGGCCTGCCAGTCGCGGGTGAGGATCACGTCGTCCTCCAGGTGCACCGCATCCCGGTCACCCTGGACCCGCATCGCGCCCACGAAGTTCCCTCGGCCGTCCTTGGCCCGGTCGATGCACCACACCGCGTCCGGCACCCTCCGGGCGAGGTAGCCGTGCAGGTGCTCACGTTGGGGGACCGCCCGGATCACGACGAGCACTCCAGCCACGCTAGACCCCTAGACTCCCGTCCGTGACGTACCCCGTTCACCTCCACGACGCGATGGTCCCCCTGCTCGTGGCCGCTGACCGGCTGACCCCGAACCCCGAGAACCCGCACGACGGCGACTCGGACGCCGTGCTCGACTCCCTGATGGTCAACGGCTGCTACCGGCCCGTCTACGCCCGCAAGGACGGCACGATCCTGGCCGGGCACACCCTCTACGCCGCGCTCCTCGAAGCCGGAGCCACCGAGGTCCCGGTGCTGTGGGTCGATGCCGACGACGAGGCCACCTCCCGCCGGATCATGCTCGGGGACAATCAGGTCGCCCGGCTCGGGCAGGACGACCCGGCACAGGTCGTCACCCTGCTCCGAGCCCTCGACTCAGAGGACAGCCTGGTCGGCACCGGCTACACCGCCGCCGACCTCGCCGCCCTGGAGGCCATGCTCGCCCGGCTCGGAGACACACCCCTGGAACCCGAGACCGGCACCGTCCGGGTCCTGCTGGAGTTCACGCCCGTCCAGCACCGGCTCTGGGCGCCCCTGGAGGAACGCGTCAGGGCCAGGGGCGTCGGGCTGGAGGCCGGTCTCCTCGCCGCGCTCACCGAGCACGCCGGATGAGCGACTACGACCGGCTCGCCGCCGACTACGACCAGCACTTCACCCGCCCCGTGGACGCCTGGGAGGACGAACGCCTCGCCCGAGCCCTCGGCGCCCTGGTCCGAGGCCGCCGCGTCATCGACCTCGGCTGTGGCACCGGCTGGCTCCTCGATCACTGCGAGCCCGGCACCTACACCGGCGTGGACGCCTCGGCCCCGATGCTCGCCCGGCTGATGGAGAAGCACCCCGACGTGGAGGTGGTCAAGGCGACCGTCGGCACAGCCGGGTGGGTCGATGAGGTGATGGCCGGGGCCCGGAGCCCCGCGAACGTCGTCACCGCGACCTGGGCCGCCCACGAGTTCCTGCCCCTCACGAGGGTGCTGTTCGGCATCCGCCGCCTACTGGAGCCCGGCGGCCTCGTACTCCTCCACGGCCAGGCACCCCGCTACCGGAGACGACGGCACTACATCCTCGACGGCAACGACGACCGGCAGGGCTTCCGGCAGTGGACCCCCGACCGCTGCGAGTCAGCCGGAACCGTCGCCGGGCTCACCTGGGCCGGAGCCACCGGTACCGGAGCGACCCCGGATGTGCTAGCACAGTCCCACCGGCTCTGGCACGCCGGACTCCGCGTACCGCCCCGCTGGCACTACGCGTTCCTCGCAGCCTGGAGGCTCCCATGAGCGGACGGACCAAGACCGGCACCGACGTGTTCACCGCCGCCCTCGAACGACTGCTGGAGCAATACTCCGCCGGGCACCGCGTCGTGGTCGCCTTCTCCTCCGGCAAGGACTCCACCTGCGTCCTCGAACTCGCGTGCATCGCCGCCCGCATGACCGACCGGCTCCCCGTGGAGGCCGTGATCAGGGACGAGGAGATACTGCTCCCCGGCTCCTACGAGTACGCCGACCGCATCCACCAGCGCGACGACATCCGGCTCCACCACCTCGTAGCCAACCAACCCATCATCAACGCATTCAACCGAGCCGAGCCCTACTGGTGGGTGTTCGACCCCCTCCTAGACCCCGACGACTGGGTACGCCAACCCCCGCCGTACGCCGAGCACATCCCCGAAATCAACATCGAAGCCATGATCACGAAGCAGAGGTTCCCCATAGACGAGACGGCCGGACAGCACCTCCTCTCAGCCCAGGGCCTCAGAGTCCAAGAGAGCCGAGGCCGCATGTACGGCCTGTTCTCCTCCGGCGGCTACATGACGAAGCCCCACCACCTCACCGGCGTCTACGGCTGCCGCCCCATCTACGACTGGAAAGACGGCGACGTATGGCGAGCAATCCAAACCAACGGATGGGACTACAACGGCGCCTACAACACCATGTTCCGCCACGGAATCCCGCCCCACCGGCTCCGCATCGGACCCCCCTCGATGAACGTCCACAGTGTCGAGGAACTGCGCTACGCCTCCCAGGCATGGCCTCAGTGGTGGGACCGGGTGTGCCGACGCCTCCCCGGCATGAGGCAGGCCGCCATGTTCGGGACCAGGGTCGTCAAGGCCGACCGCCGAGCCGGTGAGTCGTGGCAGGTGACGTTCGAGCGGGAGTGTGTCGAGAAGGCCCCGGAGTGGATCGCTGAACGGGCAGTCAAGGCGAGGGACCGGATGCTGTCCTCCCACGCCCGGCACGCGACCACACCTCTCCCGGAGCGGGAGTCGTGCCGCACCTGCTCCGGCAACCTCGGCTCCTGGATGGGCCTGACCCGCGCCCTGTACGGAGGGGACCCGTTCAGCATGAAGGCCACGATCCTGCCGTACGTGGACCCCGAACGCTTCCGACCCGGCGCCGGGAACTGGAACGGCCACCCCGGATGACCGAGTTGGCGTGCGAGTTCGTAGGCGGCCCGCAGGACGGGGAGGTGCTGATGATCCGTCCAGGCCGGGACGGGTGCCCGGAGGGTGAGGTGTTCGTGATGGGACTGCTCCACGATCCCGCGACCTGGCGTGAGTCCGCTGCTGCCACGAGTCCGACTGAGGTCGCCACCGTCAGGCTCGTGTACCGGCGTGACTCGATCAGCGACGACTCCCACCGCTGGCGCTACCTGTTCGGAGGCGAGTCGTGACCGTCACCCCCAACGACTACGTGATGCGCGACGACGACCGCGAGGTCCCGCTCCTCTGGGTCGCGTCACTGCTGGACCGGCTCGACGGCATCCCGCTCCCCGACACCACCGACGAGACCCTGGCCCGGCTCGGTGTCACCGGCCGGAGCCGCCTCGTCCGCTCCTGGGGCCACAACGACGAGACCGGCGTCCACTGGCTCCTCACCCGGGGCGGCACCCCCGTGCACACCGACCGCGCCTACCTCCGCTACACCCACCAGATCGTGCTCCGCAACGACGGCACCCGCATCAGGGGCCACCCGAGGTTCGACCCCGAGGACGAAGCCGACTGGCCGCCGCCCCTCGCACCCGGTGCGTTCTACTGCCTCGACACGCACTCGCCCCACCAGGGCGCACCCGACCCCCGGCTCCCGCAGGAGCCCGCCCGGGTCAAGGTCGTCGTGGCCGTGGACCGCGACCACCCGATGCGCCCGGAGGAGGCTTACCCTCTGCTCCACACCTACCTCCACCGGCAACTCACCGACGACCCCATGACCACCCGACCGCCCCGATGGAAGGAACACGCATGAGCCCTCGCGCCCCGAAGGGCACCGCCGTAGTCGAGAAGCAGGCCGAGGCCCTGACCACCCTCGCCATCGAGTACGTGAGCCCCGACAGCATCCAGCCCAACGACTACAACCCGAACCGGCAGAACGAACACGAGTTCCTGCTCCTGTGCAAGTCGATCCGGGAGGACGGCTTCACCCAGCCCGTCATCGTCGGCTCGGACGGCAAGATCGTGGACGGCGAGCACCGGTGGCGAGCCGCACAGGAGGTCGGGCTCACCAGCATCCCCATCGTCCGAGTCCCGATGGAGGGAGCCCAGGCCCGCATCGCCACGCTGCGACACAACCGGGCCCGAGGCTCCGAGGACTTGGAACTGTCCGTCGAGGTGCTCCGCGACCTGGAGCGGCTCGGAGCCCTCGACTGGGCGGCCGACTCACTGGACCTGTCCGACAAGGAACTGGAGCGGCTGCTCGCGGACATCCCGGCACCCGAGGCCCTGGCGGCGGAGGAGTTCACCGACGCGTGGGTGCCCGGTGTCACCGGCCAGGAGGGCTCCACCCTGCCCGGCAACGCTGACGCCACCCCCAACGCCCGGGAGGCGATCAAGGCCCGGGAGAAGCGCATGGCCGACGCCAAGACCGCCGAGGAGCGGTCGGCGGCCGCCCGGGACAAGTCCGTCTACTCCGTCTACCTCCAGTTCGCTGACGACGAGGCCGACATCGTGCGCCGTGCTCTCGGAGACCAGCCCGCGTCCCGGCTGCTCGACCTGGCCCGCGACTGGTGCGCCGCGAACCCCGAGTAGCCCGTGACGGACGGCCCGGACGAGCCGGAGCGGCCGTCACTCGAAGGCGTCCCAGTCCAGCCGGGCGGGACGGGCGGGAACAACCCCGGCGGCGCGAACGGCGCCTCTGAGGCGGCCGCCGTCAGGGGGAACCGGGCCCTCGAACTCCGCATGGCCGGAGCCTCGTACTCCCAGATCGCCACCGCCCTCGGCTTCGCTGACCGGGGTGCTGCTCACCACGCCGTCCAGAACGCGCTCGCCCGGGACAACGAGGTCAACGCCGACCTCCGCGACGAGTACCGCACCCTCCAACTCGCCCGCACCGAGCGGATGATCCGAGGCATCTGGACTCAGGCCATCGGCGGCGACGGCCCCGCCTACGACCGGGTACTCCGCACCCTCGACCGGCAGGCGAAACTGATCGGCCTGGACGCCCCGGTCCAGATCAACGTCACCGACGAGGCCCGGGCTCGGCTGACCGCCATGCTCGACCAACTGGAGGCCGAGGTCGTCAAGGGTGAGGTGCTGGAGGCCCACGACGAGCCGGAGCCCATACCGATCATCTGGGAGCCCGACGATGACCCGGGTCGCTGAGGAGTTCGCCGCCGTCCGGGCCCTCCTCGATGACCCCAACCTCGGCGCCCGCGAGGCCGAACTGCTGGAGACCCGGCTCCTCTCGATGCACGCGAACATCCGGGAGGCCCTGTGGGAGCCGTACCCGTGGCAGGTCGCCCCGTCTCAGGTTGAGACGCTGGGCGCCTGGCTGATGCTGGGTGGACGTGGCACCGGCAAGACCGAGGGTGGAGCGCGCTACCTGAACCGGCACATGATGGGCCCGCCCTGCGACCCGAGGGTGAAGGGCGGCCACCGAGCCTCGATCATCGCCCCGACCGTCGGTGACGCCTACGAGTCGTGTGTGACCGGCCCGTCGGGGATCACGACCGTCAACCCGGCCGTCGTGTCCCGGGGCGGCATCGGAGGCCAACTCGTCCGCTGGCCCAACGGCTCCACCGCCCGCCTGTTCGGCGCCTACACCCCGCAGGACGTGGAGCGACTGAGGGCCGGTGGCAACCGGTGCATCGTCTGGGCGGAGGAGGTCGCCGCCATGCGCTACCTCGACCAAGCCCTGGAGCACACGAACCTCGGCCTCCGCATCGGGCCCAACCCGCACTACGTGATGACCACGACCCCGAAGCCGAGGGCCCAGATCAAGGCTCTGATCGCTGACCCGCACACGATCATCACCCACGGCCGCACCTCAGAGGCCCACAAGTTGGACCCGAGCGTCCGGGCCCGCTACTTCGCGCTCTACGAGGGCACCCGGCTGGGACGGCAGGAACTCGACGCCGAGGTGCTGGATGACGTGGAGGGCGCCCTGTGGACCTACGCCCTCATCGACGGCGCCCGGGTCCCGGTGGTTCCACCGATGGACCGCATCGTGGTCTCGGTTGACCCGCCCGGCACCAGCGTGGTCGCGGGCCGGGAGGCCGGGATCGTCGTGGTCGGCCGTGCTGGGGACCAGGCGTACGTCCTGTCCGACCTGTCCGGCGAGTTCACCCCGCACGAGTGGGGGACCGCCGCCGTCTCCGCGTACCACCGGTGGCAGGCGGACGGGATCGTGGCCGAGACGAACTACGGCGGGGAGATGGTGGTCAGTACCCTCCGGTCGATTCCTGGGGCCTCCAGCATCCCCATCTACAAGGTGGTCGCCCGGCGGGGGAAGGCTCTGCGAGCCCAGCCCGTCGTGTCCCTCTACGAGCAGGCGAGGGCACACCACGTCGGGGTCCTGGCCGCCCTGGAGACACAGTTGACCGGCTGGGTGCCGGGAGTGACCGACGAGTCCCCGGATCGGCTCGATGCTCTGGTGCACGGGATGACGCACCTGATGGTCGTGGGAGGGGAGGCGTCGGTGGCTACTCCTCCGGCTGACCGGCGGGTGAACCGGAGCGCCCGGTCTCAGACGCCGCGCCGTCGGGCCCGCTGATTAGGGCCTCCCCGGCGGTGCGTGTATAGTGTGACCAGCGGCAACCCTGCCGCCCGACCCGCCTGAGGAGGCGCCGTGTTCAACGTCATTACCGACTGCGACCTGATGTTGGCAGTCAACCCCGAGTTCGAGAGGCCGATGGTGGCCCCGCTCACCCCATGCTGCGGAGCCAGCGGCAAGGGGAGCGCGACCAGCACCGGAGTGTGCTGCCGCAAGTGCTACCGCGAGGTTCCCGCCATGTACGGCGACTGCTTCATGCTGGGCGACCCCGGCGAGACGCTGACCCTGGAGGGCTGGATCATCGAGGCCACCCGAGGCGCCTGCCCGGTGTCCCTGGCCTGCGCGACGACGACCCTGGCTGACATCACCGGACGCCTGGCGAGCCGCGAGCGGCACCCGGCCGGGAAGGGCAGGGTGCAGGCATGAGGGTGCTGGAGCGCAACGACCGAGGCATGGTCACCGTGGCCGAGTTGACCACGGCCGAGGCGAGAGTCAAGGCGTGGTTCGATGAGCACCTGGACACCGAGCCCGGCACCTGGGGGATCATGGCCTGCGCGAAGGTGGCCCTGACCGCGATGCCCACCCGCGACCTCACCGCCGAGTTCGCTGAGTACCTGAGCGACGGGACGCTGACCGTGCTCACGAGCCCCGCGTTCACCGACCCGGCCGTGGTGGAGGTGACCGAGTGACGCCCGCCGACCGGCTGCGAGCCCTGGCCCTCAACCTGCGCGCCGAGGCGTCCCAGATGCAACGACGGCCCCGTGACCGCATGAACGGCTACGCCGACGAGGCCCTGGAGGTGGCGGTGCTGCTGGAGGCCGCCGAGCCCGCCGCCCTCCGGGTGACCGTGCCCGAGGACTTCCCTGCCCCGAGCCCGGTGCCGACCGCGCCCCGAGGGCCCGCGCATCAGTGGGGACCCTGGGGTCCCGACGGCCGTCAGGGGGACTGATGGACCCCGACGAGGCACTGGACCGCATCCGAGCCCTGGCCGAGCAGGTCATCGCGAACCCCGACGCCGCCCACTTTGACGGAGCGGCCGACCTGGCCGAGCAGGTCATCGCCCTGGACGAGTGGCTGAGCCGAGGGGGGTTCCCGCCGGGCGCCTGGGTGGCCGAGCCCGACGCCGCACCCCGCATCACCCGAGCCGTGAGCGACCCGGGGTGAGGCTGGACACGGTGCTGTGGGTCGCGGCGATGCTCCTCGGCGCGACCCTCCTGCTGTGGTGGGCGTGGGCGACGTGACCGTGCACCTCGTCTGGTCCTGGCACTGCCTCGACTGCCCCGAGTGCGGCGACGCCGGGCTCACGAACCAGGCCGCCGACCTCGCAGCCCGCAAGCACACCGACGCGACACGCCACCCGACCGTCACCTCCGGTAAGCCGGAGCGACCGTCGCCTACCGTCAAGCCATGACCGACTCGCCACTGACCCGCCTGATCGACCTGGCCGCCGTGCACGGGATCACCCCGGAGCAGGCTCTCACCCGGCTCCTCGACGCCGACCCCCACGACCACCAGCACCGGTGCCCGACGTGTGCCCGGCTGGAGCACCGCCGTCCGGCCGACCCGGACCACCCGAGCCTGTTCGTCGTGGAGGGCTAGCAGCACGAGGCACCGACCTCCCGGCGCCGTCACCCTGGGCCCGTGGACGACGAGCCGGTGGACGGCTTCACCGTCGAGCACCGGCCCGGCTCGGTGGACCTGACACTGGACAACCGGTACGGGGAGGGCGAGGTGTTCACCTTCGGCGCCCTCGACGCGTGTCGGATCGGTCACGCCCTCCTCACGCACGGCCTGGACGCGCTCGGGGAGGCCGACCTGCTAGAGCCGGAGGGCTAGCCCATGCTGGCGGCGACCGCCGGATGGTCCGTCTGGTTGTCGGCCATGCCCGTCTTGTCCACCACCACGTCCGTCAACGGAGACTTCGCCAACAGCCCGATGATGCCCTCCCCGACCGCGTGATAGGCGGAGCCCAACTGGTTCGCCAACGTGCCTATCGGCATGTTCGCATCGACCCCGATCACCGGGTCCGGGTGCCCGTTGCCGACCTTCTGCAACTGGTTCGTGAACCCCGGCTGGAGGTGGTCGTACCTCCCGGGAGGCTCATGGGCGGAGATAGGAGTGAACAGGCCGCCCTCCTCCCACCTGGCCTCAGCCCACACGATCCAGCGCGGAAGCATCCCGCCACCCTCCGGGGCGTCGCAGCCCTTCACCAGACCCCAGTCCTCGACCTTCACCGACCCGGCGACCGCGATCCCGGCGCCCTGCTTCGCATCCGAGGAGGTGTCCTGGTACGCCGTCCAGCCGTCAGGCACCAGATCAGCGAGCACAAAGTCCTTGGCCTCCTGCACACAGAGCACGTCGGAGTCGGAGCACAGGTGCGCGATGTAGTCCTTGTTACCCCCGGCGTAGAAGTCCATGTTCGCCGTGACCACCCGGGGTGCGGGATCAAAAGTAGAGGGCGTTCAACTCTGCGCCCTCGATGGTGCCTCCCTCCGGGAGCCTGACCTGACAGATCAGCCGCCGCCCCTTCGGCACCGACTGGGTGCGGCAGTCGGAGATGAACGTCGTACCGGCAGTCGTGACGTGCTCGACCGGCGGGTACTCCTCCGCGTTCTCCCAGCCCTCGGCGCCCTTCTCCCGCTCCACGAACCGGGTCGAGACCGCTGCGCCCTCGACGGTCAACTTCGCGGTCAGGGTCGCAGAGAACACCGACGGGCTGATGACGATGTACGCCTCGCCCTTCTCCCCGGCGTCCCCGGCGGCGATGGTGTCCCAGATCAGAGTCGTCCACTCACCCGCCTGCGACTTGACCGGCTTCGTCATCTTCGTGCGCGAATACTTGGGCATGGGCTCCTCCGGCTCGGGTGGTGGTGGCGGTGTGGCTTCGTAGTCGATGGACGGCTGAGGGTTCGTCACGATGGAGCACGACCAGCCGCCGGTGGCGACCTTGTGCCTCTCGAAATGCAGGTGAGGGCCCGACACGTTGCCCTCGGAGCCGACCTCACCGACCTTCGCGCCGGTCTCCACCTGGGCGCCGTCGGGGATGGCCCGGGACCGCATGTGGGCGTAGAAGTCACGCGTCCCGTCGCCCGGCAGTATCTCCAACTGGTGCGACCCGAACGCCGACCCGTGGTTGCAGTAGACGACCTTCCCGCCCCGAGCCGCGACGACCTTCGTCCCGTTCGGGTCCGGGTAGTCCACCCCGGTGTGGATGCCGTCACCGGCGCTGTTCTCGTCGCAACTCCACCAGGAGCCGCGCTTCCCGTACGGCGTCCCGATGGAGGCCGACGGCACCGGGTTCGTCACGGGCGCCGGACGTGCGGCAGCAGGAGCACCACGAGGATGAGCAGCAGCAGGATGTCGGTGACCCACCGGAAGGTGTCGTTGCTCATGGACGTGAGGCTACGCCGCCCAGGACGAGCACGGCGTAGAGCACGCCGCCGATGATCCCCCAGACGAGCAGGGTCAGCAGGACCACCGAGAGGCAGCCGCGCCACCCGAGCCCGGCGATCAGAGGACGATGATCGTTTCGCAGTTCTTCACGATGTCGTTGCGGTTCACGATGCACCGGTCCCGGCCAGGCCCACCGTTCACGAGGTCGCGGCTGTGATCGACTGACCGGATCACGTCGTTGCCGCGCATCCCGTAGAGCCGGTCGGCACCGCCGCGCCCGAAGATGCGGTCGTTGCCGCCGAACCCGAAGATCGCGTCCGGCCCGGCGGTGCCGGGGAGCCGGTCGGCGTTCCGGCCGCCGAAGATGAGGTTGAACCCGGGCGGAGTCGGCACCGGAGCGGGCTGACAGTGGTGGTCGCCGTGGTGCTCCCCGTTGTCGCACGGGTGCTCGTGGGCGTTGGCAGGTGCTACCGCGAGGAGCGGGAGGGCGGCGAGGGTGGCGGTCGCGGCGAGGAGTCGGATCATGCTCGGCACCGTACGCCGTCACCCGGCTCGCGTCACGATCCGCTACCTGGGTCGTTCCATCAGGGACGGACCCGCAGTAGGGGGACTCGCCACCGGTCGGGGGGTCCAGGTGACGAGGACTGCGGGCCCGCCCTCGGTCAAGCGTCCAGTGTCCACCCTGTGACGCCCTCGTGGCCGCCGTGGGGTGGAGGTCGGCTCCGCTGGGTGTGGCGGAGGCCACTCCGCGTCGGTTAGGCGCTCCACCCGGGTGCGTGTATAGTGGGACCCACGAGCAGCACCCGACCCGCCACCGAGAGGACCCGCACCATGACCACCACGACCGGCACCTACAAGGTGGGACGCTGGGAGTACCCAGCCGAGCGCCACGACGACACCGGCGACATCGAGTACGTGATCAACGGCGAGACCCGCTGGGGGATCGACCAGGCCAAGTTCACGCCCGCCGCGACCTACCGCGACCCCGCCGCCGACTGCACCCACCCGATGGGCGGCATGGGCGAGGACAACCGCTGCCCGACCTGCGACACCCGCGTGGGCTGGGGCCGACTGGCCCTGCTGGGAGTGCCCTTCGAGGTGCCCGAGGGCGTGGTGTGATGGCCCGCCAGCAGAACGAGACGAGCGTGCTGATGATGCACGCCGGGACCCCGGAGGCCCGAGCCGCCCGGACGATCCCCACCCCGCTGATGCCGATGCTGGCCGCCCGGGCCATCGAGCGGACCCGCCACCAGTACCCGGGAGTCCCCCTGACCTGGGTGCACCACGACCACCTCATGCGGACCCACACGACCGAGGAGGTGCCCGACTGATGCCAAGGTCCAAGGGCGGAGGCGCCTACTGGATGACCTCACGCTGGAGATACCGACTGCTGGCCGAGCATCCCGACGACCACGGGCCCTGGGTGCACGCCCCCACGCTCACCGACATCCGGCATGACGTGGAGGGTCAGCCTGCCGAGGTCCAGCGCCGGAACCGGGAGGGCGAGTACGAGCCGTACGCCGTCTGGGACGCGACGTGAGCGACGGGCGTACGGTGCCCGGCATGAGCGGAACCGCGCCGGTCGGCACGGTGATCGGCTGGACCGACGAGGCAGGCCCACCCCCTCCAGGGTGGGAGGTCGCTGACGGCCGCCGCTACCGGCGAGGCGAGTTCCCCGACCTGTACGACCTCATGGCCCTCGTGAGCCCGGACCCGCACTGGGAGCACTGGTGGGAGCGGTGGCTCGGGTGGCGCCGCCTGCCCGACTTCCGGGACCGTCCAGCCGCCGTGGGTGGCGAGCCGGTCGTGCAGGTCCGCTGGGTGATCCGGGTGCTGCGGTGACGGAGCCCACATCCGCGCCGTTTAGGGTCCGTGCCCTGGTGCGTGTATAGTCGGAGACGTGACCACCCAACGACCCGCCCAACGAGAGGAACCCAGCATGACCGAGAACGACCGCGCCGAGGCCGCCGCCTACGACGCGTGGCTGGCAGCCGAGGAGGCCCGCCTAGAGGCCGAGTGCGGCCGGGTGCACGTCACCGGCCCGAGGCACGACCCGACGTACCTGACGTGCGACCTGCCCACCGGCCACGACGGCCGCCACGAGGGCGTGTTCATTGACGACCACCGGATCAAGTGGGGCCGGGGCGCATGAGCGCGACCTGGGAGTTTGAGTGCGCCGAGCCCGAGACGGGGCTCCGCGAGGCCATCACCCACGCGTGCTGGACGAACGACGACGCCGAGCCCGCCACCACCACCGACGTGCAGTTCACGACGACCGGCGACGTGGTGCGCGTGACCACGACGTGGACGTGCCCCGTGTGCCAGGCCACCACCACGACCGAGGAGCAGCAGCCCGCCGACCACTTCGAGGAGCCCCGCTATGACGACGAGTGACGAGCAGGAGCGCGACTGGCACGCCGGAGTCCGGCAGGCCCAACGCGTCACCGCCGCCGCCCCGACCCTGGAGGTGCTGGAGCGCGTGTGGCGCCGAGCCTTGCCCGAGGTGACGGGCCCCGACGACGGGTACTGGCAGGGCTTCACCGGATGCCTGGGACACAACCTGGACGAGTGGGAGCGGTGGGGAGCATGACCGGCTGCGACCGCTGCGACCCGCCGGTGCGCCGACTGTTCAGCCTGCCTCCCACCACCGAGCGCCCCGACGAGGGCCCGGTGCACGCGATGTACGACCGAGCCGGGCTCCGGCAGGCGTGGTGCGGGACCCGCCCCCAGTTCCGCCACTGGGTGCGCGACGGCGACGCCGCCGAGGTGACCTGCCGCAAGTGCCTCACGGGACTCCGGCGAGGCCGCCCCTACGCCCGAGGCTCCCGATGAGCGCCCGACCCGGCGACGTGGGCTGCCCGACGTGTGGCCGAGCGCCGGGCGCCAGGTGCGCCGACCGTGAGGGCTGGCCGCTGGCCGAGCCCCACCTAATGCGGAGGGAGGCCGCCGCCCTGGCCCCGGCCTCGTGGCGGGTGCCCCGGCTGGGCATGACCGGCGCCTACGCGGCAGAGGTGGCGCCGAGCACGACGGCGTGATGGACTGAGGGCCCTTCCCAAGAGGGACCGCGAGCCCTGGCCGACCCGAGACGGCCGGGGCTCACGGGCGTCCCGGCTCTGGCCGCTCCAGTGGAATGACGCGGCTGGCCTGCCCGTACGAGGGGACGGCCGGGGCGCCCTCGGTCTACCGTCGGCTCGTGACCCTCTACGCCTGGCAGGTCGTGGCCGCCGTCGTCGTCGGAGTCGTCTCGACCGCGAGGCTGACCCGGCTGCTCCTGCACGACGCCTGGCCTCCGGCCCGAGCCTTCCGGCACTTCTGGTGGAACCGGACTGCTGGGAGAGGCGGCTGGCGAGCCGGGTGGGGCGTCCTGTTCGTGGGCGAGGAGCCCGACGACCCCGGGTGCCCGTTCTGCCTGGCCCCGTGGCTGGGACTCGTCGTGCTCCTGTGGGGCTACTGGTCCGGGCCCGACCTCTGGTGGTGGCTGTTCAACGGCTGGCTCGCCGGGTCCTACGTCGCGCCGATGGTCGTGCTCCGAGACGAGCCTGAGTGATGGCCTGCCGCTGCCACGGCTCCAAGGGACGCAAGGCCGCGAAGAAACGAGCCACGACGAAGCGCGCTCGTGAGGCCGAGAAGGGCAGGAAGGCCGCCGGGAAGTCCTCTCCAGCCGGGAAGGGCGCCCGACCCCACCGGGGAGCCAAGAGGGCGTCGGCGGCGGCAAAGAAAGCCGCCTCGCCCCGCAAGGCCCAGATGAAGGCGGGACAGTCGCCTCGAACGAAGGCGGCGGCGAAGCGAGCCAAGTCCAAGGGCTGCCACTGCCCGTGACGGACCCCTACGCGAGCATCGCCTGGACCTGGCTCAGAATCATCGAGTCGGTGATCACCGACTCGTCGGAGCCCGGGTCGTAGCCGTTACCCGGAGGAGCCTCAGGGTCCGGCGGGTGCGACACCTCCGCTGACTCCCAGGCCGCGTCCCAGCCGGGAGCCGCCGCCCATCCGCGACGGTTCTCGATCATCCACGCGTCGGCGTCCATCTCCCGGGTCTCCGAGGCTGCGTCGTTCGGGTCGATGGGCACCTGTGGAAGCGCCTCCGAGGTCGCCGCCTGGGCGACGCGGTTCTGCATGGCGAAGTTCGCGGCTATCTCGTTCTGCGTCAGGTACGACACGGGGCTCCCCTTCAGTGAGACGTGGAGGCAGTCTGCCACCACGCGGTTTGTGACGGAGGTCTCCTGCTAGCCTCCACCCTCGGTTTGACTTCCTACGTGTATACCGATAGACTCTGTGTAGAGGTTGAGGTAGGGCCTCAACCCAGACCCGCCATTGGAGGCACCATGCGATACACCTGCTCATACTGCGAACTGCCCGCGACCCAGGTCGGAGCCGGTCAGGACGGCGACTTTTACTGCGAGGGCCACGCCTACCTGGCGCCCGGCGCGACCGTGCCGGTGACGGCATGAGCGCGGCCGTGGAGAGGGCCCTCCAGACGGCCCTCACCGGTGGGCCCGCGAAGGGCGGACCCCGCTGGGCCGTCACCGGGCGCAACGTGCGAGGCGAGCGGTTCACCACCCGGCCGTACCGCGAGCGTGAGAGCGCCGTGGACTTTGCCGCCGAGGTCAACGCGAAGGGCGGCGACGTGCGCGTGGTGCGCGCATGAGCGCCGACCGCGAGTTCACGACGGGGATCGTGGCCGTCACCCAGCCCGACCGCCAGAGGCGCGTGACCGGGAAGTTGCACGCGATACACGCGACCGGGACGCGGCTGGCCTGCGGGAAGCCCGTGCCCTTTGACCGGTGGGTGCCGAGCGCCTCCACCGAGCCGACGTGCGGGCTGTGCCGCCAGGTGGAGGCCCGCCGCCCCTGACCCGCCGGACCTAGCACCCGTGGCCGCCCCACGGGTGCGAGTCCTAGCCTCACCCCATGCCTCGCCCCGCCAAGAGCGTCGAGCCGGTGGGCCCGAACTCGGTCATCGCCTCCGCCGCCCGGCTGACCGCCCAGGTTCGCATCCCGCGCCGAGGCGGGACCGAGGAGTGGCAGGCCGAGGGCTGGCGGCTCCTCGACATCACCGGGGAACTCAGGTTCGCAGCGAACTGGATGGCGAACGCCCTCTCCAGGGTGCGCCTGTACCCGGTGGTCACCACCGAGGACGGCGACGAGGAGGTCACGGCCGGGCCTCCGGTGCAGGTGCTCAACGCCCTGTACGGAGGCGAGTCCGGGCAGTCGCAGATGATGGCCCAGTTCGGCATCCACCTCACGATCCCCGGCGAGTGCTACCTGCTCGGTGTGACCGACGAGGAGACCGGCGCCGACGACTGGGTGGTGCTCTCCACCGAGGAGATAACCCAACGCGGGGCCCGGTGGGTGGTGGACCGGGGTGACGGCAACGAGCAGGTGTACGACCCGGACGAGGCTCTGGTCATCCGCATCTGGCGGAGCCACCCCCGCAAGTGGGTCGAGGCCGACTCGCCGGTGCGGGCGGTGCTGCCGATCCTGCGCGAGTTGGAGCAGTTGACCAAGCACGTCGGGGCCTCCATCGACTCCCGGCTGGCCGGGGCCGGGCTCCTCCTGCTGCCCTCAGAAATGACGTTCAGCACTCCGCCGCTGGAGGGTGCTGAGCCGGAGAACCCCCGCGACGATCCGTTCATGGCCGCGCTGTCGGAGGCCATGATCACGCCCATCGAGGACCGGGGTGCCGCCTCGGCCGTGGTGCCCATCGTCGTCCGCGCTCCCGGCGCCGTGCTCGGGAACGCCCAGTTCATCTCGTTCACGACCCCGCTGTCAGAGGCCGCCCAGTCGCTCCGCATGGAGGCCATCAGACGGCTCGCGCTCGGCATGGATATGCCGCCCGAGGTGCTGCTCGGCACCGGCGACGTGAACCACTGGGGTGCCTGGCAGATTGACGAGGCCGCCCTCAAAACGCACATCGAGCCCGCGTGCGAACTCATCTGCGACGCCCTGACCCGCCGGTTCCTGATCCCCGCCCTGGCCGGGATGGGCGCCCTGGTGGACCCCACGCTCCGCATCGAGGCCGACACCTCGGACCTGCGGCTGCGGCCCGACCACTCCGCCGACGCGGTGACCCTGTACGACCGGCTGGAGTTGAACGGCTCCGCGCTGCGCCGGGAGACCGGCTTCGAGGAGGGCGACGCACCGGAGCCCGAGGAACTGTCGGCCATGATCCTCCGCAAGTTCGCGCTCGGGCAGACGACGCCGGAGGTGACCGTCGCGGCCGGTGAGGCCCTGGGTGTGGCCCTGTACGTGGCCCCGTCGGGCGACGGGACGGCCCCGCCGACCTCGCCGCCGGGTGACGGTGGCACACCGACGCCGCCGCCGGTGGAGCCGAGCCCAGCGGACACGACCCGTGAGCCGCCGACACCCGAGGCTCAGGCCGCCGCCCTCCTCGCCGCCGCCGAACCCCTCGTGCACCGCGCCATCGAACGGGCGAACAACCGGGTCAACGCCAGAGGCCGGGAGCGGAAGCCCATCCCGGCTGCCCGCCTCGATGAAGCACTCACCGGCGCCTGGCCGCCCGCCCTCGTCGGCCGGGTGGCCGACCTACTGCGCGTGGACTGCCCCGCCCTGGTCGCCGCCCTCGACGCCTACGCCCGCGAGGTGCTGACCACCGGCGAGCCCTACGACCCGGTGCTGCTCGCCTCGGACCTGCGCGACCTGCCCCGGCTCCTGCACCCGAGGCCGCCGGATGGTTGACCGGCTCTCCACGGCCCTCGGCCGTGAGGCAGCGATCCGCAAGGCCGAGCGGAAGGTCCAGCGTGCGGTGGCTCAGGCGATGGCCGACCTGGCCGACATCGCCGTGCACGCGCTGGAGCAGTCCGGCATGGACCCGGCGGTGCTGGACACCCGGTGGCCCGACTGGAGCGCCATCGTGGCTGAGCAGGTCGAGCCGCTGATCGAGGAGGTGTACGTGCAGGCGTACGAGGCGCCGGTCCTGGTGGCCGCCACCTCCAGCCCGGTGAGCCCTGCGAACCTCGCCGCCGTCGGACACCTCGCGTCGGTGCGGAACCGGATGGTCGGAGTCGGGGACGGCGTGTTCGACCTCATCCGAGCCGAACTGACCGTCGGCCGCGACGCCGGTGACAGCATCCCGAAACTCGGCAAGCGGGTGGAGGCCACCCTGGCCTCCCAGGGAGCCGCCACTTGGAAGCGTCGTGGAGTGACCGTGGCCCGCACCGAGGTGATCGCCGCGAACAACGCCGGGTCCCACCAGGCCGCGCTCGGGCAGGCCGACGTGCTGGGAGCCCAGCCCGGCGAGGTCGCCAAGGAATGGCTCGCCACCGCCGACGCCCGCACCCGTGAGTCCCACCTCGACGCCGACGGCGAGATGGTGCTCGGCATGGACACGCCGTTCCCTGTCGGCGGTGACCTGCTCGCCTACCCCGGCGACCCGTCCGGCTCACCGGAGGAGGTCATCAACTGCCGCTGCACGATGCTCTACCACTACCCGGGTGACCCCGACTACCCGGACAACGTGGTCCCCCTCGTCGGGCCGCCGGACCCGGCCGCCGCCCTCTCCGGGCTAGGCGAGGGGCCGCTGCCGATCAGCATGGACGACGCCTCCCTGGAGTCCGAGGTCGCTGACCTGATGGCCCTCGGTGACTTCACGAGCCCACGCCTGTCGGCCCTCACCCGGGAACTCGACGTACGCGACGCCGAGCGCGCCTTCGACAACGCGCCGGTGCTGACCGCCGTACCCTCCACCACCGCCGAGCAGGCCGCGCTCAACAAGGTGCTGTTCGGGGACGGTGCTCCACCGACGCCCCGGGCCCGCAAGGTCAGGAGCGCCGACCAACTGCTGGAGGACGACTACCAGACCTGGGTGCACACGCAGTGGCTCCGCGCCGAGGAGGACACCCGGGGCCACATGATGACGGCCGACGGACTCGCCAAGGGCTACTCCGCCCCTGACATCATCGGCCGCCGCGTCTCCCCAAAATGGGCGACGCCGGAGTTCCAGGAGTGGCTGGCAGGACCCGGCAACGAGGGGATGTCCTTCCCTGAGTTCCGGGCCGGGATCATGGACGACAAGCGCGCCCGGCAGGCGAACTGGCGCCGCCGGAACCGAGGTTGGGAGACGGAGTACGGATGAGCACCGTGACGATGACACGCCGGGACGCCCTCTCGATCATGCGGGCCGGGCACGCCGCCGCTCAGCGGGGCGGGAGCCCGCTGGACTGCCCCTACTCCCCGAACGGGGACGCAGATGAACGACTCCGCGTGGCCGCCTGGCAGCGCGGGTACACCGGTGGAACCGTCGGCGGAGCCGCCGCACTCGCAGCAGGAGGAACGATGTCCGAGACCGTCGCAGATGTCCCGATGGGGACAACCGAGCCCGCCGCCGACCGACCCTGGCACGGCGTACTCGCACCGGAGGGAGTGACTTCCGGGGACCGCCGCAAGTTCTCACCCGGTGCCCTGACCTGGCGGGACCTCCCGCTGCCCGTGGAGTGGCAGGAGCAGACCGCCCCGGGTCACGACGGCGCGTACGTCGTCGGCCGCATCGACACCATCGAGCGGGACGCCGACGGGCTGCTCAACGCGACCGGCGTGTGGCACGACACGCCGGAGGCCGACAAGGCGCACGACCTCGTGGACGACCAGATGCTCAGAGGGCTCTCGGTGGAACTCGATGAGGACCCGGAGGCTCCCTGGGTGTCCCACTTCGAGGACGGTGAGGGGAACCCCATCGAGGGCGACGACTGGTTCTGGGACGAACTGCTCGGTGAGGGCGACGGCGGTGTGGTCATCGAGGTGGTGGACTCCGGTCGTATCTGCGCGGTGACCCTGCTCCCGGTGCCCGCCTTCCAGGAGGCGTTCATCGCCAACGATCCCCCGGCTGATGTCCCGGCCGACTGTGACCCCACCGACCCCGAGGGCGACTGCTACGACCCGACCGCCGAGCCGGTTGACCAGGGCGCCGCGCTGGAGCCGGTCGCACTGCTGGCCCGGGCCGGGCGAGTCGTCGTGGATCACCGGCTGTTCACCTACCCGGAGGCTCTGCGGGAGGGCGCCACCGCCTGCCACGTCGAGTCCGACGGCCGCGTGTTCGGGCACCTCGCGGTGTGGGGGACCTGCCACATCGGCATCGAGGGGACGTGCGTGACCCCGCCCTCCACCGCCACCGGGTACGCCCACTTCCTCACCGGGGAGGTCGAGACCGACCTCGGCCCCGTCCCGGTCGGGCAGATCACGATGGGCACCGGGCACGCCGATCCCACGCTCGGGCTGCGTGCTGCGGTCGAGCACTACGACGACACCGGGACCGTGATCGCTGACGTGACGGTCGGGGAGGACGAGACCGGCATCTGGTACTCCGGCCGCATCCGGCCCAGCGTGACCCCGGCCCGGCTGGCCGAGTTCACCGCCGGTGGAGCCCTCTCCGGCGACTGGCGCCGGGTGGGAGGGCACCTCGAACTCGTGGCCGCGCTCGCCGTCAACGTCCCCGGCTTCCCGGTGCCCCGGCTCCAGGTGGCCGCCGCCGGGAACCGGCAGATGAGCCTCGTCGCCTCCGGTGTCGTCGGCCCCTCCTCGATGGCCTGGCGCACCGGCAACGTGGACGTGGACGCCCTCGTGGCCGCCGTGCTGCACAAGATGGATCGCCGGGAGCGGGTGCACCGCCTCACTCGTAGAGTCAAGGGCGACCGAGCCGAGCGGATCGCACGGGCGACCGCCGCCGTCGAGGGGAGCGAGTGATGGGCTGCAACTGCGGAGGCTCAGGGAGCACGTCTCCCAACGTCGTGTTCCGGGTCACGTACCCGGACGGGACGAAGCGGGTGTTCACGACGGCCCAGGAGGCTCGCACCGAGGTCCAGGTGAAGGGCGGCACGATCCGCGCCGTGTCGGCGGTCGCAGCGAACCGCTGAACCGCCGAGCCCGGTAGGGCCCGCGCCGCGTCTCGCTCGCGTCAGTTGGGCCCTAGCGGGTGGTCAGTAGCACTCTCCAGCGGGGTGCACGGTGAAGCACCGCTCGCAGGTGGCCGCGTACACGGCGGCCCGCTCACGGGCGGCCTCGCGGGCCTCGCGGGCGGCCTTGATGGGCGCATTGTGGGCGTCCACGGCCGCGTTATACGCCGCCACCTCGGCGTCGTAGCGGGCCTCGTCGGCCAACTCGGCGGGGGTCTTGGCCCGGGTGAGGTCACCCAGCACGGCCTCCAGGTCGGTGCTCGCCATCGTGATCAGGCTGACCGCCATGCGCTGCTCCTGGGCGGTGAGGTGCGCCGGGTAGCGGGGCTTCGGGGGCAGGGTGCTCATGGTCTCTCCTGTGGCGGGTCGGTGGGTGCTCTGTGTCTACGACTATACACGCGTCAGGGGGTGGAGTCCAGCGGACCCGGAGTGGCCTCGGTCACGCGATCCGCTAGCACTCCGTGACGGGGCGCCGAGCCGACTCCTACGGTGCCGGGTAGTCCACCGCTGGCATGAGGCCCCGTGTGGCGGTCGGGTGTCCGGCATCAAGCCGACCCGTGCTGAGCCCTTTCACGCATGGAGGCAGAGCCGTGCAGTTCGTACTTCCTGATGACCTGACCGCACTGTCGGCTGACGACCTCGAAGCCGCCGAGCGGGACGCCCTGGACGAGTTCGACGCGCTCCGGGAGGTCGGAGACGCCCTCACCGACGAGCAAGTGGACGATATGGAGGCTCTGGCCGCCCACGTCGGCACGATCCGACTGGAGCAGGGCCGCCGCGAGGAGGCCGCCGCTGAGCGGCGTGCCCGCGCCGAGGCCGCGACCGCGCTGGTCGCTGAGCCCGAGGACAGCACCGACACGCCCGAGGAGGGCGAGGCCGACGAGCCCGACGACGCTCCCGCCGAGGGCGACGCCGACGACACCGGCGCACCTGGCGAGCCGCAGGCCGAGGACGAGACGCCGGTACCGGTGGCCGCCTCCGGCGTGGTCCGCCGCAGTCGTCGGGTGCCGAACCCGACCCCGAAGCGCAAGAGCCCGCTGACCCTGACCGCCGCCGCCGACATCCCGAACGTCGTCAACGGCTCACGGCTGGCCGACCTCCGGGCTGCGAGCCAGGCGTTCATCGGACGCTCGGCTGGCTTCCCGTCGTTCGAGCAGGGCGGCGACGCCCCGCTCCCCGGCGAGCCCGGTGGACCGGCGGCTGGCATCTACAACCGCTACTCGGTGGCGACGATCAGCCGCAACGACCGGGACGGCCTCGACACCGCCAACCGGGACTTCGAGAGCGTGGAGTCGCTGCTCGATGAGGCCGGGCGCCAGTCCCGCTTGAAGGGCGGGAGCCTGGTCGCCGCCGGTGGCTGGTGCGCTCCGTCCGAGACGCTGTACGACCTGTGCGGCGGTGAGAGCCTGGACGGGCTCGTGGACATCCCCTCGATCACCGTCCGACGGGGCGGCATCCGGTACACCACCGGGCCGAACTTCTCCGACATCTACACGAACGTCGGGTTCTGTCAGACCGAGGCCCAGGCCATCGCCGGGACACCCAAGACCTGCTACGAGGTCACCTGCCCTCCGTTCGTGGAGGTCCGGCTGGACGCGTGCGGCATCTGCGTCAAGGCCCCGATCCTGACCAACGCCGCCTACCCGGAACTGGTGGACCGCTGGGTCTCCGGCTCCCTGGTCGCGCATCAGCAGAAGATGAACGTCAAGACGATCAACGCGATGGTCGCCGCGCTCTCCCCGGCGGTGACGGCCAACGGCTCCGGCCAGGCCGACTCCATCCTGACCGCCCTCGAACTGGCCGCCGTCGGGCTCCGGTACCAGTGGCGCATCGGGAGCAACGCCGTGCTGGAGGTCGTGCTCCCCGAGTGGGTCAAGCCCGCCATCCGTGGCGACCTGGCCGCCCGCACCGGCGAGGGCACCGACTCGATGAACGTCTCGGACGCCCAGATCGCCGGGTTCTTCGCTGCCCGGAACCTGGCCGTTCAGTTCGTCTACGGCTGGCAGGAGACCGGGTTCCTGACCGGCTGCGTGGTCGAGTACCCGGGCACGGTGGAGGCGATGATCTACCCGGCCGGGACGTTCATCAAGGGCACCGCCGACATCATCAGCCTGGACACCATCTACGACACCACCGACCTGATGACCAACGTCTACACGGCCGTGTTTGTCGAGGAGGCGATCTTGGTCGCCAAGCGGTGCTACGGCGGCTGCCTCCTCACGATCCCGGTGTGCGTGTCGGGTCAGACCGGCGCGGCTGACCGGGCGACCTGCTTCGGCCCCGTCGTTCCGTGAGGTGAGGAGACGACGACGGCAGTAGGAGGTGGCTCGTGAGCGTGATGCCCCTGGAGTACGTGTCGGCTCCGCCGGTGACCCCGGCGAAGTACGGCATCCTGAGCGCGGCCGTGGTGGTCGAGGACAGCGACCCTCACGGCGGGCTCGGGTTCGAGTACCAGCCGGACTGGTGTGGACCCGCTCAGACGACGTACGCCGCGTGTCTCGATCCAACGCCCGGCGGTACGCCCAAGATCGGTGAGGACGGGCTGCCCATCGTGGAGGGCGAGCCGTTCGCCGTCTACCACCTGACCACCTGCCGCACCGTCGGCGCTGGAGACCTGAACGCGAGGGCCCAGACCGCCCTCTCGCTCGGTGAGGGTCGGGCGGTTGAACAGTGGCTCGGCGCCAAACTCGCGGCCGAGGCCGACGACCGGGGCGGCACCTGGACCGCCGAGACGCCCTGGGAGGCGCTGGCCGCCGTGGAGCACTTCATCCACTGCAACTACGGCGGAGTGGGCACCATCCACATGCAGCGAGGCACCGCGTCCGGGCTGCTCACCGGCCGGGCCCTCGACACCGACGGGACGCACCTGACCACCCGGCTCGGGAACATCGTGTCGGCGGGCTGCTACGACGTGTCCTCCGGCGACGTGATCTACGCCACCGGCACCGTCATGCTCCGGCGCGGCCCGACGAAGGTGATCCAGCCGCCACCCGACCTGACCAACGAGGTCGCCGTCCTCGCGGAGCGTCCCTACGCCGGTGGCTGGGAGTGCTTCGCCATCGGGGTGCACGTAGTGGCGGCTCCGTGATGCTGCGGGAGGGCGAGGTGTTCGTGTACGGGCTGACCAAGGACAACGCCCGAGCCCTCCTGGCGGCCGCCGACGAGGTGAAGGCGGACCCGCACTCGGTCAGAGCCATCGACATCGGGTTCATCTGCCCGGAGGTCGTCTACGACGCCGCCACCTCGCTGCACCCGCCGATCATCGAGGGGCTGGCCCCCGATGCAACCTTCTAAGGGAGTGACCGATGTCCACTGCTAGGTGTTTCAGCCTCGTCGGCGGAGTGGTCCTGCGGGTCACGAAGGTTGACCCGTGCGGATTGCCCGTCTACGGCGACTGCTCCTCCGCCACGTCCGACGCGTTCGTGACGCTCACGTTCACCGCCCAGGTCGATGACGGGAACGAAATCGACGTGAAGAACGCGAACGGCAAGACCTGTGTCAACCAGCCTGCGTGCCCGACGTTCAAGGGCTATCAGGTCGAGGGCGAGTTCTGCTCGGTGGACCCGGACCTGTTCGGGCTGATGACCAGCCAAGAGTCGATCCTGTCGGCCATCGACGGCGCCGCCATCGGCTTCGATGTCAAGACCGGGGTGGACGCCTGTGACACCGGGTTCGCGCTGGAGGCGTGGTCGAACATCCCGGGCCAGTCGTGCGGCCCGTCCGGGCGAGTCGCCTACGGCTACCTGCTCCTCCCGTTCCTCCAGGGCGGGATCATCAGCGACTTCACGCTCCAGAACGACGCGGTGAACTTCACCATCGGGAACGCGATGACCAAGAACGGCTCCGGCTGGGGCCAGGGCCCGTATCTGGTGCAGGACGACGGCACCGGGCAGGCGACTTCCCTGGTCACCCCGGTCTCGTCCAAGAGCCACCTCCGGGTGATGCAGACCCTCGTGCCTCCGCCCGAGGTGATCTGCGGGTGTGTCCCGCTGGACGACCCGGCGGCTCCAGTCGTCACGGGCGCCACCGCCGGGTCGCCCGGGACCTGGGAGCCTCAGCCCTCGAACCGTCCCGACAACCTGGCCGCACTCCAGACGCACACCCCGGCGATCACCGCGACCCCGACCACGGCGTGGGCGGCCGAGGAGTTCGTGATCCTGGAGGACGGCTCGGGTGCCACCTGGGACGGCACTGCCTGGGCGGAGTGGACCGAGTAACCACGAGAGGGGCGAGACTCTGAGGGCGGCGGCACTGAGTCGCCGCCCTCACGTCTAGGAGGCGACAGTGACCACCGAGATACCGGAGTTCACCGACCTGTGCGTGCCGGTCGATGTCTCGTGCTGTCAGACGGCGTGGGACGGCTACGACGACGCGGTGAAGGACCGGGCCGTCGCCCTGGCCCAGCAGACGTTCGTGATGCTCACCGGGTTCCGGGTGGGAGGCTGCCCGGCCACGATCCGGCCGTGCCGGAAGTCATGCGTCCCGCCTACGTGGCGGGAGTACCCCGTGGACGGCTTCATGGGCCGAACGGGGGGTGGGCCCTACCCGCGTGGAGGCCAGTGGTTCAACGCCGCCTGTGGCTGCGGAGCGGCCGACTGCTCCTGCTCCACCACCTGCGAGTTGACCCTGCCCGGTGAGGCGTCGGCCATCGAGGAGGTCCGCATCGACGGGCAACCCCTGGACCCGACCCTCTACCGGCTCGACTACGGCAACGTGCTGGTCGCCCTCGGTGGGACCTGCTGGCCGCTGTGCCAGAACATGACCGCCGGGCCCGACGACGACGGCTCGTTCGTGGTCACCTACGCCCGAGGCCCGGCACTGGACGGGCTCGACGCGTTCGCCGTCGGGCTCCTGGCCTGCGAGTTCGCCAAGGCGTGCCAGGGTCAGGACTGTCGGCTCCCGGCCGGGGTGCGTCAGATCAGCCGCCAGGGCGTGACGATGGACCTGCCCGGCGGCACCGAGGCGTTCACCGAGGGGCTGACCGGCATCCGTGAGGTGGACGTGCGGATCATGTTCTGGAACCCGCACGCCCTGACCGTCCCGTCGCAGGTCTACTCCCCCGACGTGAAGCGCGGCGGGAGGCGTACGACGTGGCCGTGACCCAACTCGACACCGGCCCACCCATCGAGGACGAGGCCGCGCTCCCGGTCGCCCTGGCCCTCCTCTCCTGCCTGTGCGATGAGGTGGACAAGAGCCTCGGCGGCGCCGTGTGCCAGTGCACCCTCCTGCCCGGCCTGGAGTCCCCGATGGACTACTGCGACTGCACCGGCTCCGCGTGCGGGATGGCCTGGGTGCGGGTCGATCAGGTGTTCCCCTCCACCCGGTTCCCGGTCGCTGACGTGGCCGCCGGGTGCGACGCCCCGCTGGCCGTCCGCTGCGTGCTCGGGGTGCACCGGTGCGTCCCCGGCATGGACTCCCAGGGCCTCCCACCCGACGCCGCCCAGCAGACGAAGGCGGTCCAGGTCCAGATGTCCGATATGGCTGCGATGCGTCGGGCGATGGACTGCTGCTCCCGGCAGGTGTTCCGGGGCCAGGCGATGCTCCTCGGCTCCTACACGCCGTCGGGGCCCGTCGGGAACTGCGCCGGAGGCTCGTGGCCCGTCACCGTGCAGGTCTGGACCTGATATGCGCCGAGTGAAGGGAGGAGCCTGATGGCCGGGTCCGTGACCGTCACCTACCGGCCGGAGCCCGGCGGCTGGGCCGACTTCGTGAACGGCTCCGAGTACCGGGCCTGGCTCACCCGGCTCGGCAACCGGGTGGTCAACAACGCGAAGGGGAGGTGTCCGGTGGACACCGGGAACCTGCGCTCCTCGATCCGGCTCGACCTGCTCTCGAACGGTGAGGCCGAGGTGAGCGCGAACACCGAGTACGCAGGCTACGTTCACGACGGGACGAGGTACGTCCCGGCCCGCCCCTTCCTGCGCGACGCGCTGACCGAGGAGGTCGGGCGACTGTGAGGAGGCTCCCGTGACACCTGCCGACGTTCCGAAGTTCACCACCCCGACCAAACAGCGCAAGACCCTCGCCGTGGACCTGGACGGGGTGATCCTGCACGCCGTCAAGCCGAAGGCCGCGCTGATGGTCAACCTCGCCCAGTTGACCGAGGGCACCGACGCGGAGCAGGCGTCCATCGTCAACCAGTTCATCGACATCGTGTTCGACGGGGACGCCGCCGAACACATCCACAACCGCCTGGAGGACCCTGACGACGACCTCGACATTGACGACCTCGGACCCCTGGTGGAGTGGCTGAGCGGAGAGTTCGCCGCCCGCCCTACTGGGTCGCCGCCCGCATCTACGGCTCGGCGGCGGGCAATCTCGAAGCGTTCGACGGGTGGTGTGGCCTCCACGGGGTGAACCCCTGGCGACTCCCCGTGGACCGGTTCTGCAACGCGTATACATGGTGGCTCCGTGAGCACCTGGAGGAGAAGGATTGGAGGCAGTTCGAGACCATGCTCAACGCACCGCCCGAGTCGGGCACCGCCGTGCTCTCGGCTGGCTCCTCGTTCCTGTCACTGATGCAAGGCACCACCGGCGCTGAGGGGGTGGAGTCCGGGTGAGCGAGGTCGTAGGCGAGGCCACAGTCAAACTCCGCACCGACACCAGCCAGGCCGAGTCGGACGCCTCCAGCGCGGGCAAGAAGTCAGGTGGCGCCTACTCCAGCGGGTTCAAGGGCGCGATCAAGGGGATCGGCGCTGCCATCGCGGTGACGTTCGCGGCCAGCAAGGCGGTGGACTTCCTCAAAGACTCGGTGACTGCCGCCCGGGAGAGCGCGAAGGTCAACAACACGACCATCGCCACCCTCCGAGCCACGAAGGGCGCCTCCGGGGAGACCGCCAAGTCGATTGCTGACCTGGCGGGCAAGATGTCGATGAAAACCGGCGTCGATGACGAGGTGATCCAGTCCGGCGAGAACGTGTTGCTCACGTTCAAGGCCATCCGCAACGAGGCCGGGCGCGGGAACGACGCGTTCAACCGGGCGACCCAGGCGGCCGTGGACCTCTCGGCGGCCGGGTTCGGCTCCGTGCAGTCGGCCTCGGTGATGATGGGCAAGGCCCTCAACGACCCGATCAAGGGCATGACCGCTCTCCAGCGGGTCGGTGTGACGCTGACCGAGGGCCAGAAGAAGCAGGTCAAGTCCCTCCAGGAGTCGGGCGACATCCTGGGCGCCCAGAAGATCATCCTCAAAGCGGTCGAAGGTCAGGTCGGAGGGGTCGCGGCGGCGACCGCCACGGCTGGGGATAAGGCCAAGATCGTGTGGGGGAACATCCAGGAGCAGATCGGCGGCGCCCTCCTGCCGGTGCTGGACGACCTGGCCTCGTTCTTCGTGGACACCCTGGCCCCGGCTCTCGGCCCGGTGCTGGACTCGTTCAGCGGCTTCGGGGACACCCTGGGGAACATCGACTTCGGGCCCATCCTGAAACGGCTCCAGCCGCTCCTGGAGACGATCAAGGGCTTCGCTACCGACGTGGGTGACGCCGCCCGGATCGCGGGCCCGGCGCTGCTCTCCATCTGGGCTGGCATCCAACCCCTGGTGGGGCCTGCCCTCTCCCTGGCCGTGGACGCGCTCGGCAAGGCGTTCGGCCTGCTCGGGCCCGCCATCGTGGTCGTGGCGACCGCCCTGGCGAGCACCGTCTCGTTCATCCAGCAGAACTCGCTGCTGTTCGAGGCCCTCGCCCTGGTCATCGGAGCCCTCCTGCTGCCGATGCTGGTCAGCATGGCCGTCCAGGTGGCCCTCACCGCCGCGCTCTACGTCGCGTCGTGGGTGTTCATGGCGGTGCAGTCCATGATCAACGCGGTGAAGATGGCCGCCGCCTGGCTGATCGCCCTGGGACCGGTCGGACTGGTCATCGCCATCATCATCGGACTGATCGCCGTGTTCGTGCTCCTGTGGAAGAAGAGCGACGCCTTCCGGGGGTTCTTCGTGGGGCTCTGGGGAAAGATCACCGCCGCCGCGAAGGGCGCATGGGACTGGATCAAGAAGAACTGGCCGATGCTCCTGGCCGTGCTGCTCGGCCCCATCGCCATCGCCACCGTCCTCATCATCAAGAACTGGGACAAGATCAAAAAGGGGTTCTCGGCCGCCTGGTCGTTCATCAAGAGCACCGCCGGGAAGATCGTCGGCTACATCACCGCTCCAGTGCAGTCGGCCGTCACGGCGGTGGGTCGGGCGTGGGACCACATCAAGACCCTGACCTCGAACCTGATCACGAGCATCGCTCACTTCTTCTCCGGGCTGCCTGCCAAGATCGGCAGCGGGCTCTCCTCCCTGGCCGGGGTGTTCACCCGGGCGTTCGACTCGCTGCGCCGGGCCGGGGAGACCGCCGTCACGAACGTGATCAGCAAGTTCTCCGGGCTGGGCAGCCGGATCGTGTCGGCCATCGGTGGGATCGCCCCGCACATCAACTGGCCGGACCCGCCGGGATGGCTGAAAAAGGTGGTGCCGGGCATGGCGACCGGCGGCATCGTCACCGGCCCGACCCTCGCCGTCGTCGGGGAGCGCGGCCCGGAACTGGTGATCCCGGCCGGGCAGAACGCCCGCTGGGCGCCCGGGCTGGAGGCTGCGTTCACGAAGGTCGCTGAGGCTCGCGGGCTGGGCTCAGGGAAGGGCGCCACCATCCACGTCCACATGCCAACCGGTGACCCGCAGGCCGCTGCGCTCGCCGTGATGAACCGGCTCGCCACCGCCGGGTCGGGCTGAGAGGGGGAGCCATGTACGACGGGTACCTCAACTTCGGCGGGATCGAACTCGTCAACAGCGAGCGAGTCGCCGCGTACGTCGAGAACGGGATCGCGCCCGCCGGGCTGGAGGTGATGCCGTGCACCGGCTCGTGTGAGGACTTCCACGAGGCCGTCGGACACGACCCGTACACGTCCCCGATCCTCGACCAGCCGCCCTGGTACGACCCGGACAACCCCGACTCGTTCGACTTCGCCGGGCTGGTGGTGCTCGACCTGTCCGGGGTCAACGGCTCCACCAAGACCGTGCAGGTGGTGGAGCGGCTGGGTGACGGCGGGATGCCGGTGCGAGGTCGGGCCGCCTCCCGGACTATGGCCGTCTCCGCGCTGGCAGTGGCCCGTACCGCGTGCGGCCTGGAGGCCGGGCTCGCCTGGCTCACCGCCGCCCTGCACCCGCCGTGCTCGGAGTCCGCCGTCTGTGGAGGGTCGCCGCTGCGAGGCTTCTCCTGCTGCCCCTCCCCGTTCTGTGCGACGCAGGACCCTGACCGTCCGCTGGCCCACGTCGTGCACACCGGGGACACGTTCATCGGGATCGACGGCGCCTGGGACACCGTGACCGACACGTTCGTGCCGTCATCGACGGTGCAGGAAGGCACCCTCGCGGGCCCCGAGTACGGCTGTGTGGACCGATACGACGCGCACTGGGCGGTGACGCCACTCGTGGCCGGAGGGCCCCTCACAGTGGCACCTGGCGCCATCGACGGCACCGGCGCGGTCCTGCTGGACCGGGGTGCCGAGCAGACCATCACCGGCGCGACGACCGTCACCTGGACGGCTCCGCTGGGCTCGTGGGAGTCGTGGCGGCCCGCCCTGTTCGTCGGGCAGGCCGGAGCACACGTCACCCTCACCTCAGACGAGTCGGTGGACCTGACCCTGGAGGAGTGCATCAGCCCGCTGCGCCGCTCCTACCGGAACGTCGTGACCGTCGATGGCCCGAACATCGTGGAGCGGATCGCCACGGCCGACGGGGAGACCACCCTGGCCCGAGTCGAGTGGTCCTGGGTGGCGGCGGACCCGTACCTCTACGGCGAGCCGGAGGCCCTGATCCTGCTCCAGCCGTCGCAGGGCGGAGCCGCGAACACCGTCGCCCCCGGGATCACCCTGGACGCGCCGCTGGCCGTCACCGGCACCTCCACCGCCTGCCCGCTCCCGGCCGCCGTGCTCTCCTCGTGCGCCGACGACCCGTGCTGCCTCCCGCTCAAAGCCCCACCCGCTGCGCCGTCCCTGATCGACCCGTGCATCCCGGCACCGGCGAACTTCACCCGGCAGGCGTTCCAGGTCCCGCCGTCCCTGATCCCGGCCGGGCTGGGGGTGCTCTCGTTCCAGTTCACCGCCGATGCGAAGCCGAAGGTCGGCATCCGGGTCCGTATCTGGGAGGACCCTGACCCCGACTTCGGGAACGTGCCCGAGTGCACGTTCGCCTACGAGTTCACCATCCAGTACCTCGACGCCAACCAGACGTTCGTGCTCAACGGACCCGACTCCCAGATCACCTCCACCTGCCTCGGCTTCCTGACCCCTCAGCCTGCGGATCGAGTGGTGCGAGGGAACTTCGGCGGCCCGATCCAGTCGTTGATCGTGGGATGCGGCAACCGGTACCACATCGTGGTGGACACGCCGACGACCTACCCGACGACCTGCTCCGGGCGGTGGACGGCCGGACAGGCACAGGGCAACCTCACCTGGAGCGTGACGCTGAACCGCAAGGAGGGGTAGACGTTGGGGACCCTCGGTGACGGCGTGAACACCGCCTACCTGTTCACCCAGGGAGGCCGGACCCAGATCGACATACTCCCCGGCGCGACTGAGGTCGGCTGGGGCCGGAACCTGAGCGCGATCAGCGCGGCCTCCGTCAAGTGCGTCGTCCCCGGCGGCCAGGGTCGGGCGGAGTGCTGTCGGGTGCTGGGGAACGTGCACACCTGGCAGCACGAACTGGTCGTGTTCCGCAACGGCCGCCGCGTCTGGGAGGGCCCCGTCGTCCGGGTCGGCTACCAGGGCGACAGTGTGACCATCGACGCCGCCGACGTGCTCGGCTGGACCCGGCGCCGCAAGCACACCGGCCGGACGGCGACCAACGTCAAGGTGCTGGACGAGTTGAACCGGGACATCGCCCAGGCGTTCGCCCCGCACGACCCGAACGTGATCGCCTACAAACAGGTGCTCAACGCCGGGACCGGGGCGACGGTGGACCGGGACGTGAAGGCGGGCTCCGGCTACTTCGCTGAGGACTTGGATCAACTCGCGGACCAGGGCGCCAACTACACGGTGAACGGACGCCGGATCATCCTGTGGCCCGACGAGACATCACTCGGGCAGGTGTCCCGGCTGATCCCCGAACTCCACCTCGTGGCCGACGTGGAGGTGATCGAGGACGGGATGCTCCTCGCCACCGAGGTGACCGCCCGCAACGACGACGCCGTGCTGGGAGTATCCACGCAGGGCCCGGCGGTGGACCCGTTCTACGGGCTGGTGCAGGGCCTCACCGAAGCCGCCACCGTCAAGAACGGGCCCGGGCTCATCCAGGTCGCCACCCGGGTCCGAGCCAAGTGCTTCCCGGCACCCACCCTCGTCAACGTCCCTGACGGCGCGACCCTGACCTGCGACGCGCCGTACGACATCACCGAACTGGTGCCCGGGGTCCTCATCCCCATCGCCACCAACGCCCTGTGCCGGGACGTGTCGGCCACCCAGATGCTCTCCTCGGTGGAGGTCAGGCAGACCGCCGACGGCGGCGAGAACGTGAACATCACCCTCGTCCCGATGACGGCCTCGTACCTGGCGGCCGCGACGGAGGTGACCGAGGGATGACCAGGATGGAGCGGACCCGGG